CGCGCCCGCGGCGGTAGTTGGGGCGAAGAACGCTATGCATGTCGGGCTCCTTTCAGGAGGTCATAGAGGCGGGGAGTTCGCGGGAGGCGAAGCCGAAGAACCGGGCGCGCTCATGTTGAGACCGCCAGTCATCGTAGGCGGCCCATTCAAGCGAGCCATCCGCCATGTAGCGGAAGACGCGACGGGTTAGGCCCTTGCGAAGCACAGGCTCAACCATGACGGTTGAGCCATTGGGGCCGATTTCAAGCGTGACGGCCATTAGACCGCCTCCGCCCAGACGGCGGTCACGTTGTGACCAAATTCGCGGCCTTCGCGCCAAGCGCGAGCGATGCCAGATGCCTCGTCCCGGCACCACGTGAAAGCCTGAAACTCGGCGCCTTCAGCGGTGCGAACGAAGATGCGGAACGTCGGAGCCATGAAACCCTCCCGGGGCTGATGGGCGGAATTGCCCGTGGCTTGATTGCTCATCGCTATCTCCTTGTGAGCGTTCGTCTTATCCGCTCCATAAGTAGATATCTACCCCGGATATCTCGGGGAGTCAAATATATAATTCCCATTTTATGCGGCCTCCTGGGCCAGGATCGCGGCGATCTCGTCCGCGGTCAGGGCCGGCTCCAGCGTGGGCTGGGCGGCGTCCGAGTCCTCCTCGGCCATGTCGTCCCAGAACCGCTTCTCGGTCTTGGGCCCGGTCGAGATGTGGACGATCCGGCCCCAGGGCAGGTGGATCATCTCGCCGTCGGTGTCCTGGCTCGTCACGCCCAGGAACCCGGCCCGGACCAGGACGCCTAGAGCGCCCTGCCGGCCGTCGTTCAGGCCCAGCATCACGGGCCGGCCGATGTACCTCCGCGCCACCGCGCGGAGGTAGAGGGTCTTGAGCATCAGGCGCGCCCCTGCTCGGCCGAGATCTCGGCCTCATGGTTCGCCCCGCGGGGCTCATACCGACCGCACCGGTCCTCCTGCTCGATCAGGAGTGAGATCAGGTGACCCAGCTCGTCCCGGTCGAGCGAGAACGCGATGAACCTGGTCCCGGACCGGAACGTCACGAACGCGGCGCCGCCCTTGGTGCACGCGGAAACGCCGATCTCCTGGACCCCGTGCTTGGGGTGGATCTTGGCCAGGGTCTGGCCGTGGAGCTGGAAGCCGTTCGTCATGGCAAATGGTCCTGTGCGTTATCGGGGTGGCGGGGTCAGGCCGGCCGCCTACCCCACCCCGGTGATCTTCTCCGCGACCAGGCGCTCCAGCGCCCCGTACTCGCCGGCCTGGAGCTTCTCCTCCGCGGCCTTGGCGCGGTCGCGGTACAGGACCCAGTAGCGGTCGGCGTCCGCGGCCTCCGAGCGCTCGAGCCCGGCCCGCAGGGCGGACATGAACGCCATGGCGCCCTTGACGCGCAGGAGGCCAAGCGGGTCGGGGTCGGGGGCCTGAGTGCGCGCGGACTGCTCGTCGCGGACCAGGCCGGCGACGAGATCGCTGCCGGGGTTGTTCCCCACCAAGGCCTCGAGCTGCTCGTCCGTGGCATCGCGACACCAGTCCCGGACTCGCCCTTCGACCTCGCCGGGCGTGAGGGCGACCTCCTCGCCGTAGTAGTCGAACAGGTACGCGAGCTGAGCCGGAGCCGAGGCCCGAGCCGTGTCGCGTGCGGTCGGGGCTGGGGTCACGTCCCGCATCGGCGGCACGTCGTCGACCTCGTCCTCACCCCACACGCCGAGCAAGGTTTCGGGGCAGTGGCGCCGCGCCCAGAACCGCGCCGCGAAGTACGCGACCTGCTGCTTGGGGTCGGTGCGCCACAGCGAGGAGCTGCCGGCCACCGCCTTGGCCTCGCCGACCGTGATCGAGTAGGTCCGCGGCGCGTCCTCGCCCCTGAGCGTGGCACTCACCGTGACCCGGCACTTGTCGCCCTCGCCCTCGTAGTCGAAAGCCAGCGGCGCCTTGACCGGCGCGCGGGTGTTCACCACCGCGGTGACGAGCTTGCCGCCGAACAGCAGCTTGCCCTTGACCGAATAGGTCTCCTGGGCCACCGCGAACGGCGACATCTCCCAGCGTCGGGCCTGCTCCACCACGAGGAAACAGTCGGCCGGCTTCCCCTGCAGATGATCGGGGACCAGCTTCATCTCGGACATGACGCTCGCGACCTGCATCATGGCCCCGAACTGGTCCGGGTCGAAGATCGGGTTGTCCATCTGGAACGGCGCCACTTCCGTGGCGGTCGCATGGGGCAGCTTGGCGATAGCCATCTGATCAGGCTCCTAGGCCACGCGGGCCTTGTAGGACTCGAAGAACCGGACCCCGCTCAACGGCTGGTCCCCGGCGGCGACAAGGCGCTTCAGGGAGTCGGCGTTCTCGCGCATGAACGCCCGCATGGCCTTGTCGATCGCGGCCTCGTCGAAGTAGCGGGAGACCTGCCGGGCCGCCTCGACCCGGTCCGTGATCTCGAAATCCATCTTGGTCGCGAGCGTGGCCGTGCCGCCCAGGGCGCCGCGCGTGCGCGCCAGATCGGCGGCCTTGGCCTGCGCCAGGCGCTGCGCCTCGTCGGCCTCCTCCTGGGCCCGCCGGGCTGCCTGGAGCGCTTCGAGCTCGCGCTCGCGGGCAGCATCCTCCTCGCGCCGGCGCCGCTCCTCGGCCTCGCGCTGGGCCGCCAGGGCCTGGGCCGGGTCGACCTTCGGCGTCAGTGCCGCGATCCTGGCGCGCTCGGCCTCCTCGGCAGCCCGACGGGCGGCCTCCTCCTGCTCGCGGATGCGACGCGCCTCGGCGGCGGCAGCCTCTGCAGCCTCACGGGCCTTGCGGGCCTCCTCCTCGCGGCGACGGCGCTCCTCGTCGGCCTTGGCCCGGAGGTAGGACTGCATCCGGCGCTCGACCTCGTCGGCGACCTCCTTCAGGCGGGCCGAGAGTTCGGTGAAGAAGCCGTCGACCGTGCGCTTGGCCTTCAGGAAGTCGTCGCCCTCGGCCTTGCGGGCCGCTTCGGCATCCTTGGCCGCGGCCTTGATCTGCTTCACGAAGCCTGCGGCCTTGTCGATCGTGGCCTCGTCGATCTTGGCCGGAACCCGGTCGAGCGCTGCCGCGAGCTCGGCGGTGCGGGTCCGCAGTGCCGCGTACTTGTCCGCCAGCCGCTCCTGGATCGGATCGGCGGCCACGGGCGGGAAGTTCGTGTCCATATTTGACTCCTCAGAATAGGCTTGGCGCGCTGGCCAAGTCGAACGTGGGCGATACTGTCTCGGGACTGTGCGCCGCCCCGATGCGATCGAACTCAGCCTGGCCGATCGGGTGCAGACGGTGGCCCCATTCCTCGTAGCGGGGCCGCTCGTGCCGCTCGGCGCCGACGTAGAGGACCAGCCTGGGGCGATCCGCGACCCGGCCGTCGTCGTCGTGCGAGTTCTCGACCCGGATCAGGACCGCGAGCCAGACGCCCTTGCGGGCAGCGCGCATCTTGTAGGTGCCGGGGCGGAGGATCATGGGGCGGGGTCCGTCTGGCTGGGCGCCATGTCCGGCCCGGCCTCGCCGAGCTCGGCGCGCAGCCAGTCGCGGTATTCGTCCGTGACCACGGCCCGGCGCAGGTTGCCGCGCAGCACTGCACCGCGGATCCAGAGGTAGCTTCGGTTGACCGTGTAGCCGATGTGCTCGACCCGGCCGTCGTCGAGACTGTACGCAACCCAGATGAACACAGGGGCGTCGTTGGTACTGCTGCCGAACAAGCAGTCCAGATCATGGAGCGACCGGATCGGCTCGCCCGGCCCGTACTTGCGGGGGCGTTTCATCTTGCCGCTCATCTTGCGGTCTCCCTCACCACCCGCCCGGCATCATGCGCCAGGCGCGCCGCCTGGGTCCGGGCCTCGCGCAGCCGGCCCACCACCTCGCAGGCGTGGACGTGCTTGGCCTCGGCCACTGCGAGATCAATCGCGGAAACCAGCCGGCAGAGCCGGTGCGCCCTGACCGCGGGGTCGCGGTGCGCCACCTGCGGGGGCATCACGCGGCTGCCTCGAGCAGGAGCTTGTCGAGCCCGGCCGGATGGACCCGCAGCCTGCGCTCGGCCTCGCGCCGGGTCTCGACCCGGAGCTGCCGGACCATGCCGGCCGCGTCCTCGAGCCCGAGTTGGCGCAGCCGCACCGTGATGGATTCCAGGTCGGCCAGGACGTAGGCGACCCGGGAGGACAGGCGCTGCTGCGTCATGAGCCGATCCTTTCCAGGCGGGACATGCGGGTCACGCGGTCGGCTGGGAGGACCATGCGGGTCCAGGTGAGGGCCACGAGCAGGCCCGGCTCGTCGCGCCCGATGTGGCGGATCACGGCCGGCCGCTCGACGGTGGCCGAGTGGACCCTGCCGCCGATCCAGACGAGCACCGCGTCGCCCTTGACGGGCAGCGGCATGGCCGGGGCGAACTGGTGCTCCAGGCCGGCCGGGAGCGTGGCGGGGGTCGGTCGGGTCATTCTGCGGCCTCCTGGCCCCATGGTGCCAGCGCGCCACCGCGGCTCCACCGCTCCTGCGCCTGAACCATCCCCGCCGTGCCGGGCCGCCAGTCGGCGTGCTCGGCCTGTCGCTCGCGGGCGGCGGTCACGCTCAGGGCGGCCTTGGTCGCGGCCTTGAGGTGGTCGCCGAGCAGGCTCAGGTGCCGCCGGACCTCGCCGCCGCCCAGGATGCCGTCGCGCTCGACGTCGGCCTCGTGGGCCAGAGCGCGGAGCAGCGGGGCGGTGTCGGCGTCGATGCTGCAGAGGCCCTCGAGGTCGGCTGTGGCCTCGTCGTAGAGCGCCGAGCTGAACGGCTGCTCGAGCAGCTTGCGACCGACCGAGACTATGCGCGGCAGGCGGTCCATGTCGGGGGGCAGGCGGCTCACGACACCCACCCGGCAACCTGCCGCCCGATCTGCCACACGGCCCAGCCGGCGCAGTAGACCGCGACCCAGAGTAGGCTGGTCGCAATGCCCCAGAGCGGCAGCGCGCGGTGGGGCGGCATCCGGGGCGTGTCGTCGTTCGCGGGCGGGATGCTCGAGGCCGCAGCGGAGATGCCGGCGGCGAGGTGCAGGGGGTCTTGCATGGTCAGAACCCCGCCTTGGTCAGGATGACCTCGCCAGCGGTGACGGACTTGATCACCAGAGTGCCGCTACTGGGCTCTTTGTCCGCGACTTGGGCGTTGAGGAGCAGAAAGTCCCCGGCCCGGACCATTCGACTGGCTTCGTTGAAGTAACCGGCCCCGAACACCTCGGTCCGGTGATCCTCGGTCCGGTAGTGCCAGAGGCTGAAGCCGTTGGCGTAGCCTATGCAGGACAGGTTCTTCGACTGGTATGCCATGGGTCACTCCCACACCGCTATGTGCGGCTGGGGTGAGCAAAGATCAAAAAGTTGCGCCGGTCAACTCAATTTTTTGAGCATCTCCTGCTCAACTCGACCGGCTCAGAACGCGCTCGTGCTCCGGCGGCAGCGCTCATCCACGACAGGACCGGCCGCGCGACCGTCGGCAAGCACGGGCCACGATCCTATCTGCTGCATGTAGGAGTAGCCGCGATCTAGGCACGCCTGGTGCGCGCTCGGCCCGGCGCTGTCGCAGGTCGAGAGCCACGCGATCAGGCCGAGCCCGAGAAGCCCCAGGATGGGGAGCGTCGGCCGCGGATTAGCCGGCTTTGCGCTTGGCCGGACTCTGATCCGCGGCATCGTCTTCGGCGTCGATCGCGTCCAGGAGCTCGCGGATCAGCGTCACGAGCTGCCGGACATTGCGGGCGCCTGGCTGCGCAGGGGCGCGCACCGGTGGTTCGGAGCCCTGCTTGGGCAGGTGGTCCAGGAAATCGTCCGCTACCGGGGCCAGCCCGAGGAACTGGTCGGGCGTGATCCTCAGGACCGCGCAAGCCTTCTTGATGTTCCCGAAGCTCGGGTTCCGGCCTGCCTTCCAGTTCCGTAGCGAGTTGGCCGAGACGCCCAGCCGGCCACCGAGCACGCGATCACGCCAGCCGGTCCTGGCCTCGACCGCCTCGATGATCTCGCGCGTGCTCAAGCTTCGCATGCCCGGATGATTAAAAAGTTGCGCGCCCATTGCACCTGCAATCTTCTGAGCGCTTGACGTGCTCAAAAAGTTGCGCTTATGCTCAACGTCATGGACAGCGTCACCAAAGCCATGACGGACCTGCAGCGAAGGCTTAGCGAATGCGGCCTCAGCGCGCCGGTCGTTGCCAACGCGGCCGGGGTCAAGCCCAACACGGTCCGGCGCTTCCTGCGGACCGGAGCGGCCAATCGGAAATCTCTGGAGCGGATCGAGCGGGCGCTCAACGGTTTCGCGCGCGGCGAGAGCGGTCATGCTGCTTGATGCCTCAAGGCTGCCATCGGTCGCTGAGGCCGAGCACCCTGGGCGAGCCGACGCTGCGGTGTCGTCCTGGAGATGTCTAGCCGGTTCGGCACACAGCGGTTCCTCGCTGCGACACCGGGGCACACGATGATGCACCGCAGCAACATGCGGCACGCGTTCACCGTTCACGGTAGCGATGTAAATCAACCTGGACGTTTCGAGAGACAATGCGTCCTCCGCAGGGCCCTATTCGTGCGCCGCGATACGCTCGGCGATACCCGTCACGATGCCGTTATTTCGAATGCGCCGCAAGGTTGCAATTGTGAGCCTTCGGGTCGCGTAGATCGATTTACCGGTAGCGCTCAAGCTGCGAATGTCGCGCTGGCGACAGGTCGCGACTTCTACGCGAGCCTTAGCCGCAACTCCACAACCCCAGCGGCAGCTGCCGCGCGCTCCCGGGCCCAGGGTGACGCGACAGCTGCCGGTCGGGTTTCGGGCCAGCTCGGCCCGGCAGTGGACCTGCGGCCCGGCCAATTTGAGGCGTTTCCTCGCAGATTGGGGTGGGCTCCGGCCCGCCCCGTCTTTCCGGACCCGATCAATCGGACGCCAGACCCGAGAGGGCTTGCCTCGAAGCGGAACACCGCCGAGCCATCCCGAGTCGTGCGGCCGACGTCGCGTACGGCTTGCCCGCCGGTCGACGGGCATCCCAGACGGTTGACCTCCCTGTACCCACTGGGGCGCTGCCACGCGGTGGCGCCCCGCTTCTTTCCCAGGCGCGCCGCATGAACGCGGCTCCTGATCGCGATCGGTCCGGTGTGCGGACGTCCGGGCCGATCGCCATCGGGGGTGCCCAGACCGCCCCGGGCATCCGCCACCGGCTGCAACACCAGGAACGCTGATGCAGATCGCCAAGGTCAAGAGCTCCAAGGGCCTGATCACCATCAGGGCGCAGGAGATCACGGAAGGCCCCGAGGGCGACAACATCAAGCAGATCGAGGTCGAGAGCCGCGAGGAGCCCCGGGCCGAGTTCCACGCCGCCATGGGCGACCTGATCGGCCCGGCGCTCCGGATGGTCGAGGCCCCCGAGGCCTGGGAACAGGTCGCGACCATCTCGGGCCTCTCGATCACCCACGAGGAAGATCGCGGCATGGGGGCGGTCGTGACGCTCCTGATCCCGCTCGAATGCGCGCCCTCGCCGCTGGTGATCAACACGCCCTACCTGCCGAGCCACGGCCGAGACGAGAACGACACCGGGCCATGCCTGCCCTCGGCGCTCGTGAGGGCGGTCGAGCGCGTCCACGACGAGGCGCTGGCCTACCTGGGCGGCGAGCGCGCGCCGTCGGCGCAGACCGACCTGTTCGCCGCACCGGAGCCCGTCTCGCCGCTGGACACCATCGCCGACGAGCTCGCGCGCGACCCTGCGCCGCCGGCCGACGACACCCGCGACACCGTCACTTTCACCATCCCGGGCCGCGAGCCGGTGACCACCAACATGGCCGGCCTCAAGGCCGCCGCCGACAGGCTCCAGTCGGGCGGCATCCGGCCCGCCCGCGGCCGCCGTCCTGCGCGGCCCAACGCCGAGATCCACTAGCCCGATCCGATCACCGCAAGGAACGTCCGCCGTGTCCTTCTTCGCCACCAAACCGACCTCGCACCGCTGCACACCTGCCGACATGGTGGGCGTCTCGATCAAGTGCGTCCGCAAGACCACCAAGCGGGGCCTCCGGCTCTCGATCGGCCCAGGCGTGGCCCGGACCTACGGGCTCGTGCCCGGCACCCGGGTCAAGATCCTCTGGGGCCGCGACCAGGACGCGGGCTCCATCCTGGTCGCCAAGGTCGAGGTCGGCGGGGCTGCGCTCAGGCTGCCCGGGAACGTCAAGACCGGGGCGCTCAGCACCGTCGTGGGCTGCCTGCCCGAGAGCCCGATCGCGGATCACCGGCAGGCGCAGTGGCGGCTCCGGTCCGGCACCATGGACCCCGCCAAGGTGGCGCCCAAGCCGTACCAGGGCGGCGCCGGCTTCGTGCTCAAGCTGCCCCAGTCCTGGTGGGACCTGGAGGCGTCGCCGACCCAGCAGGCGCTCAGGACCGTCACGGCGGTGCCGATGCCGGCGGCACGGGAGCGGGCGGCCTGAGATGGCGCTGGCGCTTCGGCCATACCAGGAGCGTCTGATCGCGGACGCCCGCGAGGCCTTCCGGGAGCACCGGCGCGTCATGCTCCAGGCCCCGACCGGCGCGGGCAAGACCCTGATCTTCGCCTGGCTGTCCCGATCGGTCGCCGAGCGTGGCCGGCGCGTCTGCATCCTGGCGCACCGGCGCGAGTTGGTCCGGCAGGCGAGCCAGAAGCTCGACGACATGGGCGTGTCCCACGCCGTGGTCGCGGCGGGCTCGCGAGCGGTCCATCGCGTGCCCGTCACGGTGGCATCGGTCCAGACCCTGGCGCGGCGGCTCGATCTCTACCGCGACGCGTTCGACCTCCTGGTCGTCGACGAGTGCCACCACGCCACCGCGGGCACCTGGGCGGCGGTCACCGCGGCCTACCCGAAGGCCCGCATCCTGGGCGTCACAGCCACCCCACAGCGCTTGGATTCGCGGGGCCTCGCGGACGCGTTCGACTGCCTGATCGTCGGCCCCTCGGTCCGGGACCTGATCGCCCAGGGTTTCCTCGCACCCTACCGCGCCTACGCGCCCGCCGACGGACCCCCGGACCTCTCGCGGGTCAAGCGGGTCGCCGGCGACTACGACAGCCACGCCCTGGCGGAGATCATGTCGGGCGGCAAGCTGGTCGGCTGTGCGGTCGAGCACTACCGCCGCCACGCCGACGGGCTCCCGGCCGTGGCGTTCTGCGTCACGGTCCAGCACGCCGAGGCCGTGGCCGAGCAGTTCCGCGCCGAGGGCTACCGGGCCGTGTCGGTCGACGGCTCGCTCCCGGACGATGAGCGCGACCGGCGCATCCGCGGGCTCGAGGACGGTTCGGTCCAGATCCTGACCTCATGTTCGCTTATCTCCGAGGGCCTCGACATCCCGGGCATCTCGGCCGCGATCCTGTTGCGCCCGACGCAGTCCCTGGGGCTGCATCTCCAGCAGGTCGGCCGCGCGCTCAGGCCCAAGCCGGACGGCTCGGCGGCCGTGATCCTCGATCATGCGGGCAACTGCTCGCGCCACGGGCTGCCGTGCCAGGACCGCACCTGGACCCTGACGCAGAGCCGGCCGGCCAAGAAGCGCGACGCGCCCACGCCGATCCGGACCTGTCAGGAGTGCTACGCGATCGCACCCGCGGCAGCCAAGCACTGCCCGGCATGCGGGCTCGTGTTCGTGGCCGACGACGGCATCCCGGAGCACGCGGCCGGCGAGCTGGTCGAGATGCGGCCCTCCTGGTGGGCCCCGGACGGCAGGCCCGCGGTCGAACGCCGGCGGGCCGATATCGATCTGGCCGTGGCCCGGTGCCGAACCTGGGGCGACCTCAAGGATCTCGCGAAGGCGCTCGGGTTCAAGCCCGGCTGGTGCGCCAAGATCGCCCAGGCCAAGGGATGGAAGCCCACCAAGTTCCGGCCCGGCGGGTTCCCGGTCGAGTTCGCGCCCCGTGCCGCGGCACCGGTCGAGGCCGCGGCGTGAGCCCGGAACTCGATCCGGCCATGGGCACCGGCCCGGCCCCGTCGCCGGGTCACTGCGCCCACACGGACCTGGTGAACCGCACCATGCTGGCGCTCTCGGCCCGTGGCGTCATGTGCTGGCGGAATCCAACCGGCCGGACCCGCACCGCCTCCGGCAGCGTGTTCGGCTTCGGCCTGGTCGGCTCGGGCGACATCCTGGGCGTCATCCCGCCCAACGGCCGCGCGCTCGCCGTCGAGGTCAAAACCGGCCGCGGCCGCCAGACGCCAGCCCAGATCCGATTCCAGACGGCGTTCTCGAAACGCGGCGGCCTCTACGTGGTCGCCCGCTGCCCCGGCGATGCCATTCTGGCGATCGAGCACGCAATGGGTAGTGCCGCCGCCGTGGGTTGGCACGCATGATGGCGAGCCGCCCGCAGGACATGCTCTCGATCGAGCAGATCGCCCTGGCGCTGGGCGGGGCCAAGCGGCTCGGCTCCGGCGGTTGGTCCTGCCGCTGCCCCGCCCACGAGGACGGCCACGCGTCCCTGAGCCTGTCCGAGAAGGACGGCAAAACTTTATGGCGATGTCATGCGGGCTGTGATCAGACCGCGGTCCGCGACGCCCTGGTGCAGCGCGGACTCTGGCACGCCAGCGAGCCCGGCCGCGCGGGCACCCCGCACCGGCCGGCCCAGAAACCCAAGCCGGTCGCCGCCAAGAAGGCCGAGCCCACCCAGATCGGCAAGATCGTCGCGACCTACGACTATGTCGACGTGACCGGCGAGCTGCTGTTCCAGGTGGTCCGGTTCGATCCGAAGACCTTCCGGCAGAGACGCCCGAACGGCTCCGGGTGGGAGTGGGGCCTCGGCAAGGTCAAGCCGATCCCCTACCGGCTGCCGGACATCCGGGACGCCCACACGGTGTTCGTCGTCGAGGGCGAGCGCGACGTCGACAACCTCAAGGAGAAGCTCGGCGTCTGCGCCACGAGTAGCCCCATGGGGGCCGGCAAGTGGCGCATGGAGTTCGGCGAGTACCTCGAGGGCAAGCACGTCGTGGTGCTGCCCGACAATGACGAGCCCGGCCGGGCCCACGCCGAGGCCGTGGCCGCGAGCGCCGCCCAATACGGCGCGCGCGCGATCCGGATCGTCAACCTCCCGAACCTGCCCGAGAAGGGCGACGTCTCCGACTGGCTCGCCGCCGGGGGTACGCTCGAGGACCTCCGGGCCCTGGTGCGCGAAACTTCGCTCTACGGCCGGCCATCCCCCACGGGCTCGGGCGGCGACACGGCCTGGCGCGCGCGCCTGATCCAGGGCGACCACGGCCCGCTCGGCAACGAGGCCAACGTCGCGATCGCGCTCAACCACGCGCCCGAGCTGGTCGGCCGCATCCGGTTCGATGCGTTCCGGACCGCGGTGCAGATGCGCGAGATGCCCTGGGACGCCCGGCCCGAGTGGCGGGACTGGACCGACGACGACGACGTGCACCTGGCGTGCTGGATCCAGGAGGCGGGGATCAACTACCCGAGCCACCGGCTGCCGGGCGTCGTCGGTGCCATGGCGGCCAAGATCCAGCATCACCCGGTCCGGGACTATCTCGACGGCCTGAAATGGGACGGCGAGCGCCGGCTCGAGACATGGCCGTTCACCTATCTCGGTGCCGCCTACGATGCCGGGAAGGACGCGGCCCTGATCTCGGCCTTCGGGGCCAAGTGGATGATCTCCGCGGTCGCGCGCGTGTTCCGGCCCGGCTGCAAGGCCGACTGCGCCCTGATCCTCGAAGGCGTCCAGGGGGCCGGCAAGAGCACCAGCGTCCGGGTCCTGTGCGGGCCCGACTGGTACGCCGACCAGCTCTCGGACATCGGGAACAAGGATGCGTGCCAGGACCTGCGGGGCAAGTGGGTGATCGAGCTCGCGGAGCTCAAGAACGTCCGGGGTGCCGAGGTCGAGAAGGTCAAGGGCTTCATGTCCCGGGCGGTCGACCACTACCGGCCCAGCTACGCCCGCCGCACGGTCGACATCCCGCGCCAGTGCGTCTTCATCGGCAGCACCAACGAGGACGCCTATCTCCACGACACCACGGGCAATCGCCGGTTCTGGCCGATCAAGGTGGGCCAGATCGAGATCAAGGCGCTGACCCGCGACCGCGACCAGCTCTGGGCCGAGGCGGTGCACCGGTACCGCGAGGGCGACAACTGGTGGTTGCCGCGCGAGCTCGAGGACAAGGCCGAGAAGGCCCAGGCGGACCGGCTGGAGTACGACACCTGGGCGGCGTTCGTGGAGCCGTGGTTAAGTTCAAAGTCAGAAGTCACCACCCGCGAACTAATCGTCGAGTGCATCGGCAAAGAAAAAAAGGACATCACGCGGAGTGACGAGACCAGAGCCGCCTACGTGCTGCGCTCGCTCGGGTTCCGCTCCACCGACACGCGCCACCCAATCTGGGGTTGCCGCGTCTATAAGAGGGTTGACCGCCTTGCGTGACCTATGCGAGCGTGCCCATTCGTTCGGCGCAATGCCGGGCGCGGCTGGTTCCCCAACCTTTCGGAAACGGCCCCAACCTTCCCCAACCTTTTTCCCAACCTTTATGGTTTGGAATCAAAGGCTTCACCAACCTCCCCAACCTTTTCCTCGCGCGCACGTATATGGCGCTGTGTCTGACCGATCCATGGTCAGGTCATCACCTCATCATGTCATCATACCAGTTCGGGTGATCGGTGCGCCGCACCACAGAGATTCCGCCAAAAAGGTTGGGGAGGTTGGTGAACCTATTGATTTTAAACGAAATAGGTTGGGGAAAGGTTGGGGAAAGGTTGGGGTCGGTAGACAGAGGTTGGGGGAAGTACGGGACGCGGAGCGCGGGTTGAACCCGCGGTCGCATAGGGCTGGGAAGCCAGCAATCGCGCGGGTTTCCGCCCCATGACCGCCTACCTCGTCGAGTACCGCCGCCCCGCCGGCCCGTCCTGGTGGGCCAGCTCCGAGGGCGTGACCCTGGAGCCCAGGGCAGCCGCGAGAATGTCCCACGCCGAGGCGCTCGATCATGTCCGGCGGACCCTGGCGGCCTATCCGGCCGAGGGGCTCAAGGCGCGGGTGGCACTGGCTCGGAGGGTGGCATGAGCCGGACCAAGTCCTCGGCGGCCGCGGCACCCCACCTGCCCTCGGACGACAGCGCCATCCTGGCCGCGGCCGACATGCGGCTCGAGAACGCCCGGCTCTCGCTCCGGGCCGCCGTCGAGGCCTTGGAGCTCGAGCCCACCTCGGACTGGGCGGAGAACCGGGTCGCGGCCGCCGCCAGGTCGTTCCGGCTCGAGGCCGTGGCGGGACAGCGGCGCGAGCTCCAGCGGCTCAGGGCCGAGCTGGCGGGTGCGGTGCGGGTACCGGACGCTGGGCGAGGGCTGTTCCTGGGCCTCTGTCGGGACCGGGACGGCAGCCTACAGGTCGAGCCCTATCCGCCGCAGCTCCGGGACCCGGTGGCCGGCGGCATCGTCCACGCGGCCGACAGCCCGCTCCACAAGCTCGCGCAGTCCAGCGGTGCCGCCAGTAGCCCCCGCATCGTCATGGGCGACACCCGCCCCGTCGACCCCACGATAGCCGCAGGAGACCCGGCTTGACCCACCCCGTGGATCGCATCCGCGCGGCGCTGCCGCCCGAGTACGTGGACCACTACCGCGGGGAGCCGTGGCAGGTGTCCTGGCCGAAGGTCGCCGCCGCCCTTGTGGCCCTCGCTCTCGTGGCGGCCGTGTGCTCCGCGATGGCCCAGGCGCAGGACATCAACCGCCCGGCCGAGCCCTTCCCGCCGACCTGCTTCCCGCTCGCCGACGTCGCGAAATCGCTCGCGGACAAGTACGGCGAGGAGCCCGTCGTCCAGGCGCTCAACGGCAACGGTGGCCTGGTGCAGATCTGGGCCAGCGAGGGCGGCGCCACCTGGACGCAGATCCTGGTCTCGCCCGGCGGCATGGCCTGCATCGTCGGCGCCGGCGAATCGATCGAGGTCCGCAAGTTCGGCGGGCCAGGCGAAGGCGGGGCGGGCGGAGGAACCCCGTCATGACCGCCCTGGTCCTGCTCTTCCTCGCCTGCTCGCCCACCGGCTGCCGCGAGGTCGCCCTCCCGTGGGACGGTGGATTGCAGGCCTGCATGATCCACGGCCAGCAGCTCGTCGCCGCCTACGCGACCGAGCGCGGCCTCACGGTGCCGCGTGGGTACCGGTGCACCACGGGTCGCGAGGCGTGACCACCCGGCTCGCCCGCGACGTGGCCCTGATCGAGCGCCTGTACTTCGACCAGGGCTGGGAACCCGTCGCGATCGCGGCCCAGATGCACCGTGACGCCGGCTGGGTCGGCTCCGTGGTGGACCAGCTCCGCCGTGAACCCCAGGGGGGGGCACGCGAGCGGCGCCGCGACGTCCGGCTGAACCACTCGACCCGCCAGGAGCGGGCCCGCGAGGCATCCCTGCAGCTCGCCGAGATCCGCCGCCAGATCGCGGCGCTGAACCGCGAGGCCCAGCGGCTCGAGCTGATCTGCGTCACCGCCCGACCCGCACCCGTCCCTCAGCGCAGGACCCAGCCCGATGCCCGAACTGCTGCCGCTTGACCTGATCCGCCTCGACGGCGGAACCCAGACGCGATCGATCACCGACGCCGACACGGTCCACAGCTACGCGGTCGAGATGCAGCGCGGGGACCGGTTCCCGCCCGTCGTGGTGTTCTTCGACGGCCAGACCCACTGGCTCGCCTCGGGGTTCCACCGGTACTACGCGGCCGAATCCGCATCCCTGGGGCGCATCCTGGCCGACGTCCGGCAGGGCACCCAGCGCGACGCGGTCCTGTTCAGCGTCGGCGAGAATGCCGACCACGGGCTGCGGCGGACCAACGAGGACAAGCGCCGCGCGGTCCGCAAGCTGATCGAGGATCCCGAGTGGTCGCAGTGGAGCGACCGCCGCATCGCCGAGGCCGCGCGGGTCCACCACGACATGGTCTCGGACATGCGCGCCGAGCTGTCGCCAACGGCACCGGGCCTGCCCCGGATGCGCACCGTGGAGCGCGGCGGGAACACGTACCAGATCGACACCGCGAACATCGGGCGGACGGCCCCGGCGCAGCCCAGCCCGGAACCGGCGAATGCGCCCGGTGCCACCCCGAGCCGCCCGGCCGGCATCCGGGAGCCCGAGCGGCCGAACCGGGCGGCCATCACGGTCCAGGCCCTCCAGGGGATCGAGCGCGCCTGGGGCACGCTCCCGGACCCGTTCGTGGCGGCACTCGACCACCCGGGGTTCGGGATCGAGCAGGCCGAGCGCATCGCCGGGTGGTTCGACAAGCTCGCCCAGGCGCTCCGGCAGCGGATCGAGCGGGCGGGATAGGCCCAGGAGGACGACGCGGCCATGACCCAGGATCACCTCGCCGACCCGCCACCGTGCGCGATCCGCCAGCGCGTGATAGAACGCTGGCTCAGCGCCGCCCGGCCGGGCGACCAGATGGTCTACCACCGGGGCGAGCTCTACCGGGACAAGCTCCGGGACCCGGACCTCGCGGCCGCGGCGCAGAGGATGCTGGAGCTGAGCACGGGCCGGTTTGCGATCATCTCGAAATGCGGCCACGAAAGGGGCCTGCTGGTCGGATCGCGGACCGTGGAACTCGTGACCCGTCGGGAGCGGGGTGAGCTGGTCTACATGGCCCGCCGCCTGTAGGAGCGCGCCCAGATGATGACCCCCGCCGACCTCCTCCAGTGCCCGGCTTGCACCGCGGTCTCGCCCGGCTCGTGCTGGGACCTCGACCCGCCCGTGACCGGCGAGAGCCCGCGCCACAGCCCGGCCGACTGGGTGCTCAAGTGCCCGAGCTGCGGGGCCACGCCGATCGTGGTCATGACCGCGCCGCCGGTGCCGGTGCCAGAGCCGAAGCCGCCGGTGCGGCCCAGGCCGAAACCCAGGGCCAAGCCCAGGGCCAAGCCCAAGCCGGCGCCCAAGCCCCGCCAGGAGCCCGCCAAGCCGCCTCGCAAGCGGGCCGAGCAGCAGCAGCGCCCAAGGAACCAGCGCCCGGCCCAGGAGCGGCCCGCAGCGCCCCGCAACACCCGCCCCGCTCGCCGCCCCAGGCCGTGACAAACCCCACAGACAGCCGCCCGGACCCCGCCTAGTGTGTCCGCCACCATGACCCGCCTCGCCCTCGTCCTGCCCGTCCTGCTCGCCGCCTGTGCCCAGGCCGACAAGCCCGCGCTCTCGGACTTCACCCCCGAGGCCGACGGCCGCTGGCGGTTCATCGCCCAGTCGACGGGCACCAGCTACCCGCCGGACAGCGCCTCGGCCGAACAGACCCGCCTCTTGTGGCTCCAGGAGGACGTGATCGCCAACCGGGCCTGCCCGCCGAACGGGGCCTATCGGGTCACGCGCCGGACAGTGCTCCAGGAGGGGCAGACCTATATCGGGATCGGGCTGTATCGGATCGTGTACGACGTGGAGTGCCAGTAGCGCGGCACCCCGGCGCGGTACGGTTCTGGACTTCGGGGCCGGTCAGTAATCGGCTGATTTCTGACCCCGCCGGGCTATCGGGGCTCAGGACCCGCAACAGCCCCGAGCCCCATGTCGCCCGCCCAGCAGAACCCAACGACATGGCCGGCCGACAAGGTCGAGCGGCGGCCGCTCTCCAGTCTGATCCCCTACGCCCGGAACGCCCGCACCCACAGCGAGGCACAGGTGGCACAAATAGCCGCCAGCATGCGCGAGTGGGGCTGGACCAACCCGGTGCTGGTCGACGAGCATGGCGGGGTTATCGCCGGGCACGGCCGGATTCTGGCGGCTCGCCAGCTGGGCATCACCGAGGTCCCGGTCATGGTCGCCCGAGGCTGGTCCGAGGGGCAAAAGCGCGCCTACGTCCTGGCGGATAACAAGCTGGCCCTGAACGCCGGCTGGGACGAGGATCTGCTCAAGGTCGAACTCGCCGACCTGAGCGAACTCGGGATGGACCTCGAACTCATCGGCTTCTCCGGCGACGAGCTGGCCGCGCTCATGGCCGAGACGACCGAGGGCCTGACAGACCCCGACGCCGTTCCCGATGTGCCGACCGAGCCCGTGAGCGTCCTGGGCGACGTGTGGGTGCTCGGGCGCCACCGGCTGGCGTGCGGCGACAGTACGACGGTGGAGGCGGTCGACAAGGCGCTGAACGGCGTCAAGCCGCACCTGATGGTGACCGACCCGCCGTATGGGGTGAAGTACGACCCGAACTGGCGCAACGAGGCGGACAGGGCCAACGGCAAAGCCTACCGCGCGAGCGCCGTAGGCAACGTGAGCAACGACGACCGCGCCGACTGGTCGGAGGCGTGGGCTCTGTTCCCCGGCGACGTGGCCTATGTGTGGCACGCGCCCGGCGGCAACAGCGTAGTCGTCGGCGAGAGCCTCAAGACTGCGGGCTTTGAACTGCGGATGCAGATCATCTGGGCGAAGTCTCGCCTTGTGATCGGTCGCGGCCATTACCATTGCCAGCACGAGCCTTGCTGGTACGCGGTCAAGAAAGGCGGCACCGGCCATTGGTCTGGGAGCCGACAGCAGACAACGCTGTGGTCGATTGAGCACCGCAAATCCGAGACCGGCCACGGCACCCAGAAGCCGGTCGAGTGCATGATGCGCCCGATCGACAACAACAGCAGCTTCGGCCAGGCGGTCTACGAGCCGTTCTCGGGCTCGGGCACGACCATCATCGCCGCCGAGATGACCGGCCGCTGCTGCCACGCCATCGAGCTTGACCCGGCCTATGTCGACGTTGCCGTGCGCCGCTGGCAGGAGTTCTGCGGCAAGGTCGCAACCCATGCCGACACCGGCCTCACCTTCGCCGAGATGGCATCAGATCGAGGTGTGGTACTGCCCGCTGGATCGGTGGCTGGTGGCCCTCACGGACGGGTGGACCCTGCCGTGGGTAGCGAGCCCGATGCTGGGGCATCACGGTCAGTACTCAGTGCTGCTTGAGTGGGAATCGGAAATACAAAATGGACCCCGGTGAAGATCGCCCGCCGCTGACTTCCGGCAAGGTCTACGTCCCGACCGAGAAGGACAGGCGCATCGTCGAGATGATGATCGCGGGCGGCATCACGCAAGAGGGCGTGGCCCGAGCCCTCGGCATCTGTGTCGACACCCTGGTGAAGAACTATCGGCCAGAGATCGACGGGGCGGTCGACAAGGCCAACGCCCAGGTGGCGGGCTCGCTGTTCAGAAAAGCGGTGAGCGACAATCACCCCAACGGGGTCACGGCCGCGATCTTCTGGCTCAAGACCAGGGCCAAGTGGCGCGAGACCAGCAGCGTGGAAGTAACCGGCGCCGACGGCGCACCTCTCGGCATGGTCCTCGGTGCCGCCGAGGTGGCTGCACTGCCCGACGAGAAGCTCGAGGATGCGTTTCGCACGCTGTCGTCCGGCTGAGCCGTGCCCGCCGCCACCGCCCCCCGCCAGATCGAGATCCCGCCGCTCCGCCCGGCCTGCCCGCACCTGTTCGGCCCGGACGGCGAGATCGACCGCACCCTGCTGCGGGCCGAGCGCGAGCGCCGGCTGCGGGTCTACCAACTGGGCGCCGCCGAGCCACGATTCGCCGCCCGCTGCATCGTCCAGTGCCGCGCCGACCCGCTCTGGTTCTTCGACAACTTCGCCTCGACGTTCGATCCGCGGATCAAGCTCACGGTGCCGATGATCCTGTGGCCCAAGCAGCGGGACTACGTGACCTGGGTCCTGGAGCGAATCGCCGAGGCGCAGGACTTCGTCACCGAGAAGAGCCGCGACGTGGGCGTGACCTACATGCACGTCGGGATCGCGGTCTGGTGCTGGCGATTCGACGACGGCTTCAAGACCACGTTCTGCGCCAACAAGCTCGACCTCGTGGACGTCAGGGGCAACCCGGACAGCATCTTCGAGAAGATCCGGGCGCTGATCCGCGGCCTGCCCAAGTGGCTGCTGCCCGAGGGCTGGAACCGGGCCAAGCACGACCGCGAGGCCCTGATCCTCAACCCCCAGAACGGCAACGTGATCTCCGGCGAGGGCGGCGACAACGCTGGTCGCGGCGGCAGGTCTAGCTTGTACGTGGTCGACGAGGCAGCCCACGTTGAGCGGGCCGACCGGGTCAATGCCGCGACCTCGGCCAATGCCCGCTCGCGGGGCTGGACCTCCTCGGTGAACGGCAACGGCAACCTGTTCTACCGCCTGGCGCACGGCGGCGACGTCGGGGTGTTCCGGTTCCACTGGCGGGACGACCCCCGCAAAAACGACGCCTGGGCGGCCAAGAAGCGGCGCGACCTGACCCCCGTCGTGTTCGCCCAGGAGTACGATCTCGACTATGGGGCCTCGATCGCCGGGCTGGTGATCCCCATGCCGTGGGTCGACGCGGCGCGCGAGCTCTACCGCCGGCTCGGCGACCAGATCGCGACGTTCCGCGCAGCCAAGGGTGTCGCCGGTGTCGACGTCGGCGGCGGCAAGGCCGAATCCGTGGTGGTGGTCAAGCACGGGCCGGTGCTCGGCATGCCGCATGCCCGGGTCGACCAGGACGGCGTCAACATGGCCTACTGGGCGCTCGACATCGCCAAGGCCGAGAACGCGGGGCTGCTCAACTACGACGCGCCCGGCATCGGCTACCACATCGGGGCCATCCTGCAGCGCGCCGAGGGCTCGGACGTCCGGGTCCGGGGTGTCAACACCGGCGAGCCGCCGACCGACGTGGTCTGGCCCGACGAGCGGACCAGCCGTGACAAGTTCGCGAACCTCAAGGCCGAGCTGTGGTGGCGGGCCCGCGAGGCGTTCAACCGCTCATGGCTGCATCTTCGGCATTTGGACGGCGATCCCGAGGGTATCGAGTACCCCGCCAACGAGGTGATCCTGATGGCCGACGATACCGAGCTCGCCCGGCAGCTCAGCACCCCGCGGTACTTCCGGACGGAGCGCGGCAAGATCATGATCGAGACCAAGGACCAGCTCCGCTCGCGCGGGATTGCCAGCCCCGATCGGGCCGACGCCGCGGTCCTGGCGTTCCACGACGGCACCGGCGTCCTGTTCTACATCGGGGCCTGACGATGCGGGCCACGTCGCGGGGCGGCAAGGTCCGGCGCGGCATCCCGGCCGCCTGGCCCGGCGCCAGGCCGGAGCGCAAGGTCTCGGCCGTAGGGCCGATGATCGCCCAGTTCGCGGCCGGCCAGCCCCAGTTCACGCCCCGGCGCTACGACCGCCTGGCCGACGAGGCCTACACCCGCAACGTCATCGCCTACCAGTGCGTGCGGCTGATCTCCGATGCCGTGGCGTCGCTCCGGTGGTCGCTATTCCGCGGCGAGCAGGAGATCGAGAAGCACCCGATCGTCGACCTGATCCAGCGCCAGAACCCCATGACCCGCGGGGCTCGGTGGTGGCGCGAGCTCGTGGCCTACCATCTCCTGGCCGGCAACGCCTACGTCGAGGCCGTGACCGGGCTGCGCGACAACGCCCCGCCGTCCGAGCTGTGGAACCTGCGGCCCGACCGGGTCAAGGTGATCCCCGGCGACCAGGGCATGCCCAAGGCCTACCGGTACGAGGTCAACGGCCAGACCCACGACTTCCCGGTCGACCCCGTCAAGGGTGCGGGCCGGCTGCTGCACATCCGCGAGTTCCACCCGCTCAACGACTGGTACGGGTTCAGCCCGGTCGAGGCCGCGGCCCGCTACGTCGACATGGACAACGCGGCCAGCGACCAGAACATCCGCCAGCTGCAGAACGGTGCGAGCCCCTCGGGGCTCATGATCTTCAAGAACAAGCTCGAGGCCGACCAGATCGCCCAGGCCGAGGCCAAGGTCCGGGAGAAGCTGTCCGGCACCGACAATGCCGGCCGGGTCCTGGTCCTGGGCGGCGACTGGGACTTCAAGCGGATCTCCGAGACCAACGTCGACATGCAGTGGCTCGACGGCCTCTCGGAATCGGCGCGCCGCATCTGCGCCGCGTGGAATGTGCCGCACATCCTCGTCGTCGCCGGCGAGAGCACGTACAACAACCGCGAGAATGCCCGGGTCGAGCTGTGGCTGCACTGTGTGCTGCCCTACGTCGACATGCTGCTGGGCGACCTCAACCCGTGGCTGTCCGACCTGTTCGGCGACGAGATCCAGCTCCGCTACGACCGGCAGGCGATCACCGCCCTGGAGCCGGTCCGGCGCGCCACCCGCGAGCAGTCCAGGGCCGACTACCAGGCGCGCCTGATCACGCTCAACGAAGCCCGGGCCGAGATCGACTACGGCGAGATGCCGGACGGGGACCAGCTGGCGCCGCAGGTCGAGGCCGGCGTGGCGCGCGGTGTGGCCGAGCACGGCCTGTCTCTGGACCAGGATCGGGCCGAGAAGGATTTCGAGCGCACCACCCGGCGGGCCGAACTGAACGCCCAGCGCGAGGAGGCCCGGGCCGCGGCGGCACGCCAGCAGGTCCTCGAAGACGGCCAGACGGCCCACGAGCGGGCCCTGGACCTGGAGAAACTCCGGGCGGCGCGCAAGGCCGAGGAGATGGGCGAGGGCTGGGCCGTGGTCCGGCATCTCGTCAAGGCGGCCGACGCTGGCGATCTGGAGCGCAAGATCGAGCCCGGCGACTATGCCGACCTCCCGGGCGGGCTGCCCGACGACGCCCTGGCGGAAGCGACCCGGCAGGCGCTCCAGGACATCGTGCGCGATTTCGGGCAGAAGACCTTCCAGGAGATCGGGCTCGACATCGGGTTCGACATCGCCAACCCGGCGGTGCAGGACTTCCTCGAGGAGTTCGCGGGCGAGCGGATCCGCGATATGGTGGGCGCCACCACGCGGCGCGAGCTCGGCGAGGCCCTGGCCAAGGTGACCCGCGAGGGCCCGACATTCTCCAAGCTCACCCGGGCCGTCATGGACGTGTTCGAGCGTGCCGACCGCGAGCGTGCCGAGGTGATCGCCCGGACCGAGACCACGCGGGCCGCCGGGTTCGGCTCGCAGCGGGCCATGGAGCTGGGGAACGTCGAGCGGAAGACCTGGATTTCGTCGCGGGATAATTTCGTTCGTGAGCAGCATGCGGAGTTGGATGGTCAGACCGTGCCAGCCACCGAGCCCTTCAACTGGGAGGGCAACGAGGCGATGTACCCCGGCGGGTTCAGCAAGGCCGCGCTCTCGGTGAATTGCCGCTGCATAGCCGTGGCGATCCCCGACGAGAAGGCCGCCGAGGCCCTTTCGACCAAGGATGCCCGGGCCGAGGCGTGGTCGCTGAAGGACAACCTGCTGCTGCACCACGAGCGGATCCTGACCGCGGCGCTGCGCGAGGGGTTCGCGCGGCAGATGCGGGCGGTGCTCACCGGGCTCGGGGATCGGCTCGCGTCGTGATCATCGAATGGACCACCTACCCGGTCCACGACCGTGCCGGCCGCTTGCTCGGCCACCTCACGGTGCTGCACCCCTCCGACGGCGAGATCGTCCACAAGGTCTGGGGCGAGCCCGGCCGCACTGAGTGCCGCTCGCGGTTCGATCCGGTGCGGCGGTGCTATGTGGTGGACGAGGGATTTCCGCTGGGCAGGTTGCCGACGTTCGAGGCGGCGCGGCGCCAGTAGACGGTCGCGGCGGGCAAGCAATCCGTTCGGTTTCCCCAGTGGAGGGAAGCGGGGGAGGGGTCGGCCCCTACAGCAGCCAGCCGAACCGCATGCGGCGCCTCAGCAGTGCCATGACCGATGGGGGAAGTAGCGTTGGCGGGCGCTTGATGTAGCTGCGCCGCCGCTTCCGGTTCGCCAATGCGAGCTTCATTGAGACGCGTGCCCCACCGGGATCCCAAACAGGCCGAAGACCGCCAGGGTCAAGACCACAGCCGCGACCGCCATCACTCCGGCCGGCACGCCGAGCAGCAGCGCCGCGATCGCGCCGACCAGGCCGGTGAGGCTCAGAACGGCGAGCACTCCGGGCCAGATTGTCCGCGCAGGTTCGCCCGAAGGCATCGGGAAGCGCCGCAGCCATTCATGGAGCATCAAGGGGCGCATTGGGTACTCCTGAGGGTTCGCCGCCGGCCGGGCGCTACTCCGGCTCGGATCGCATTCGTCAGGGGCGAGCCGTACGGCTACCGGTCTGACAACAGGCGGGTTGCTTGGCCCACGGCGATCAACCCGTGGCGCTACCCCTGGCCTCGATCCGCTGGTTCCGCGCGTGTCTGCTCTCCACGCCGCGGCGGCCCCGCTTTGTAACACTTCGCCGTCCGTTTGTAACGCGTCCGGGCCCGACACTTTCGGCATACCCCGCCGCACGCCTCGCCTAGCGCTCGCTCCGTGCCCCGTCATGGAGTCGCGCCTTGTCCCTCGAGGTCAAGTTTCTCTCGATCGCGGAATCCGGCCTCGCCCTGAAGTCCGAGGACGGCGAGCCCGTGCGGATCGAGGGCTATGCCTCCACGTTCGGCGGCAAGCCCGACAGCTACGGCGACACCATCGTCAAGGGTGCGTTCACCAAGACGATCCAGGACTGGGGCAAGCGCAAGTATCGGCTCCCGATGCTGCTCGATCACTACAGCGCGCCCATCGGGCTCTGGACCGAACTGCGTGAAGACAATCGCGGCCTGTGGGCCAAGGGCGAGCTGACGCCGGGCCACACCCTGGCCTGTGACGTGGCCGCCAGCCTGAAGCACGGGGCCGTCTCGGGCCTGAGCATCGGCTACCGGCCGATCAAGTATACCATGCTGGACAACGGGCAGCGCCGGCAGCTCGACGAGATCGAGCTCGGCGAGATCTCCGTGGTCGGGCGCCCCGCCAACGATGCCGCTCGGGTCGAGCGGGTCAAGGCGGCCGAGTGCCAGACCGTGCGGGAACTGGAGCAATGGCTGCGTGAGCGCGGCCTGTCGCACTGGCAGGCCAAGCTGCTCTGCGCCGGCGGATTCGACGCCCTCAAGCAGGCTCGGGACGAGCGGCAAGAGGGCGCAAACGGCAACGATGACCCTCGGGACGAGGGGGCGGCGGCCGGTGAGTTCCTGGAGGCCCTGCGGGCGCTCCGGGTGGCTTGAACCCCTATCTAACGGATTCCGACAGATGACGGACCTGACCGAGGTCGCCGCAGAGGTCAAGCGCGAGATCGCGCGGATCGGCGACGACACCAAGAAGCTTCACGACACGTTCCAGCGCGACCTCAAGGCCGCCCGCGACCTCGCCGAGGAAGGCAAGGCCGACGCCGGCGCGGTCAAGGCGCTCCTCGAGAGTGCGACGACCAAGTTCGAGACCCTGGAGGCCAAGCAGCGCGAGAGCGAGGCCCGGGTGCTCTCCGAGGTCGACAAGGTGGGCGCCGCCCTGCGCCGCGTGCACCAGGGCGACCGCAGCGTCGACCTGCCCAAGGCCACGCACCTCGAGGCCCTGGAGTTCAAGAAGGCCGCGATGTCGGTCCGGGACGAGGCCAAGGCCCAGTCGTTCCGAACCCTGCAGCTGGGCGACGGCGACGTCGAGCGCTACGCCGAGTACTGCAAGGCGTTCGAGACCCTGTGCCGCAAGGGCGAAAAGTCCCTCAGCTCCGAGGAATACAAGGCCCTCACGACCGGGTCCGACCCGAACGGCGGCTACGTGGTCCCGGCCGCGATGTCGCAGCGGATCATGACGATCGTCTACGAGACCTCGCCGATGGACACCATCGCGACGGTCGAGACCATCGGCACCGACCGCCTGGAGATCCCGATCGACGAGGGCGAGGGCGCCTGCGGCTGGGTCGGCGAAGAGGAGAGCCGGGCCGAGACCGGCACCGCCACGTTCGGCGTCCAGGTGATCCCCGTCCACGAGATCTACGCCAAGCCCCGGGCGACGCAGCGCGTCCTCGAGGACTCGAGCCTGGACCTCGAGGGCTGGCTCGCCCGCAAGAACGGCGACAAGATGGCCCGCACGGCCAACACGGCGTTCATCAGCGGGAACGGGGTCAAGAAGGCCCGCGGGCTGATGAGCTACACCAGCTCGGCCTCCGCGGCGTCGCGCGGCACGCCCATGCACTACGTCTCGGGTGCGGCAGCCCTGCTCACCCCGGACGTGATCAAGAACCTGCCGCTCAAGGCGCTCAAGGAGCCCTACCACCCGAACGCCCGGTGGCTCATGAAGCGCGCCGCCCTGGCGGCGATCGCGATCTTCCGCGACGACAGCGGGGCCTCGGCCGGCACCGGCCAGTACCTCTGGACCCCCGGCCTGCGGGACAACTCGATCCAGAGCCAGCTTGCCGGCTACCCGATCACCCTGGCCGACGACATGCCGGCCGTGGGCGCCGGTAACTTCCCGGTGGCGTTCGGCGACTTCCGGCAGGCCTACACGATCGTGCGGCGCCTGGGGATCACCACCCTGCGCGACCCGTACTCGGCCAAGCCCTTCGTGGAGTTCTACAGCCGGATGCGGGTCGGGGCCGACGTCACGAATTTCGAGGCGTTCGTCCTGATCAAGTGCTCGACGTAACGGTCCGAGTGCTCGTCAAGTCCTCAGCAGTAGAGCGCGGCCGTGGGCAGGAAATGCCCCGGCCGCAACTCTAACCCCCACGGAGGCCCCCGATGGCCATCAATCTCCACGAGCTGCACAACTCGATCAAGTACGAGCCGGGCTATGGCCCGGTCGCGACCGCAGTCGCCGACAACACCGCGATGGCGACCGCGATCATCGACACGCAGGGGTATCAGGCGGTCGAGTTCATCATCCAGACGGGCACCCTGGCCGACGCGGATGCCACGTTCGCGGTCACGATCGCGCAGAGCGACGCCTCGAACATGGCCAGCCCCGAGGCGGTCCCGTCCGAGTGCCTCGTCGGCACCCTGGCGGCGGCGAGCTTCACCTTCGCGGCCGACGGCGTGGTCAAGACCATTGGCGTGGTGCCGTCCAAGGGCGCGGGCAAGCGGTACATCCAGCTGACCGTCACGCCCTCGGGTAACTCCGGTGCAGCGCCCATGGCAGTCGTCGTGGCCAAGTTGCCCCTGACGTACCCGGCCGCCTGACCACTTGGTTCGTGATGCGGCGGGGTGGGCCTCAAGCTCGCCCCGCCGGCATGGGAGACCGCCATGGCGGCTGTGATCGCTCTTCGTCGGTTCGGCTATGCCGGTGACGCCCTGGGGCTCACCACGCTCTACGTCGAGCCCGGGCAGGAGTTCGACCTCCCGGACGACATGGTCCCGAGCCTCATGGCCGAGGGCTACGTCGCCCCCGCGGGCCGGATGGCCGACACCATGGCGCCCCCGCTGGAGACCAAGCCCGAGCCTGCGCCGCTCGCGACCCAGGACCCCGAGGGGCTGGTGACGCCGGCGGCCGAGCCGCTGGAGACCAAGCCGGCGCCGCGCCGCAGGAAGGCCTGACATGCGGATCGCAGCCATGGCGGCCATGCTGGCGGTAGCCCACGGGACGGCGATGGCCGGCGACCGTGATCAGGTCCGCGACGGCTCGTGGCGGGACCGGACCACCGACACCAGCCGCTCGCTCGACGCCCGCGCCGCCGAGGCCCTGGCCTGGAGCCGCACCGCCGAGGGCCAGCGCGCCGGGTGCGGGTGCTCGCCCGATCGCAGCAACGGCCAAGCGGACGCGGCGGGGTTCTGATGCTCACCCGCTACGTGCCCGTGGAGTCGTGGCTGCTGGCCCTCGCAGACGGCTGGCGCCTCCCGCTCGTGCCCGACACCAACCCGACCGGGCATAGCGTGCTCATGTGGAGGTGGGCGTGAGGGTCGAGACCATCGGCGACGCGACCCTGTATCTCGGCGACTGCCGCGATGTGCTCCCGACGCTGGGGTTCGGCTACGCGCTGATTACCGATCCACCCTATGGCCTGGGCGACCTTTGGCAAGGCGGCAAGGTCAAGTGGCGGCTGCACCATGGCAAGGTCGATTGGGACGCTGATGCTGTGCTTGGCTTGGCCGAGCTAGTTCTGCCCCACGCCGACAAGGCGATCATCTGGGGCGGGCATCTGTACGACCTGCCCAATGGGCGCGGCTGGCTCATCTGGGACAAGATCGTCCGCGAGTTCACGTCCGGGCATTGCGAACTAGCGTGGACTAATCTCGACCAGCCGGTGCGCGCGTTTAGCTATTCGCATGGGGCGCTGGCAACCGAGGGTAAGGTTCACCCGACGCAGAAGCCGGTCCCGCTCATGGAGTGGTGCGTCGAGTTCACGAGCGGCACCGTGCTCGACCCGTTCTGCGGCGCGGGCTCGACCGGCGTCGCGTGCGCCAATCTTGGCCGCCGGTTCATCGGCATCGAGCGCGAGGTCGAGTGGTTCGACCACGCCTGCCGCCGTATCGAGGCCGCCTACCGCCAACCCAGCCTCTTCACCGAGCCCGTCGCCCGCCCCGTGCAGGAGGCCATGCTGTGAGCGGCCTCGTCGTTTGCCTCGCCCTGGCGTGCTTCGCCCTCTCGTTCGCGGCCCTCGGCGCTGGGGATGTCGCGACGTGGGGCTGGTGCATGGCGATGGCCGGGGCGCTGGCGGGGTGGGTGTACTACGGCGGCATCGAGGAGCGCGGGGTATGAGCCGCGCCGGGTGGACGCCCGAATGGCTGGCCGAACACCTCGCCGGGAAGGTGGCGCAGGTCGAGCAGCGACCCGAGGCGCAGCCGGCTTCTGACCCCTGATGGCCATCATCTCGACCACCACGGCGGCGACGCGGCGCAGCCTCACGACGGCCGAGCGCTACCGCGAGCTGATGCCCGCGACCGACGCCCTGGAGGCCAAGCTCGAATCCCTGATCGGGCAGGCGACCGCCGCGATCGAGCGCTACCTCGGCCGCATCGTCGCCCGCGAGCGCGTCACGGAGCGGCTGCGCCTCGACGCCTCGACGGTGTGCTGCGTCCTGGAGCGCCGGCCCGTGGTGACGATCCACGCCGTCACGGTCGAGGGCCAGGCGCTCGACGCCACCCGGTACCGGGTCGAGAACCCCTCGGCGGGGCTGCTGCGCCTGGAGGGCTCTGGCCCCAACGCGCTGTGGGACGAGCTGGTCGGCCAGTACGGCCAGGGTGACTACGGCTACCGCTCCGGCCCGCCGCGCACGCTGGTCTACGAGATCGACTACACGGCCGGCTTCGCGGTGCCGGGCCAGGGGATCGACCCGGTGACCCTGCCCGACGACCTAGAGGCCGCGTGCCAGCTGGCGGTGCGCGGCGTCCTGGAGCGGCAGGAGCGCAGCGCCGGCGTCGTGTCCGAGAAGCTCGGCGATGCCTCGTGGACCTATGCCCCCGCCGCGGTGACCGCCGGCCTGCTCACCGACGACGTCAAGGCCCTGATCGACCCCTATCGAAACGTGGCGCTCTGAGATGCCCGTGATGTCGCCCCGCATGCTGCCGCAGCGGGTCCGGATCGAGCGCCTGACGCGCGTCTCGGACGGCCAGCGCGGCTGGGTCGAGAGCCGCATCCTGATCGTGGCTGCTGCTGCCTGCCGCCTGGGCTCGGCCCGACTGTCGACCTTCCAGGCCCAGGACGGCCAGCTGGTCTCCGAGGTCCAGCGCGATGCGTGGTTCAAGCGAGAGACCGACGTCCGGGTCGGCGACGTCCTGACGCTCGCGGGCCAGACCCTGGAGCTACGGGTCGAGAGCGTCGAAATCCAGGCCGATGGCGCCTACCGCAAGGCCAAGGTCACGGACGAGCAGCCGGACCCGGGCGTGGCGGTGGCGGCGTGAGCCAGAACGTCCTCCTCGACGACCTGAACCTGCGGATCAAGCTGCGCCGCATCCTGCTCGACGCGGGCCGCAAGGCCGGGGCCGGGATGGCGGGCCACCTGCAGCGCAAGCTCAACGTCTCGGCCCGGGTCGGCACGCCCGGCAGCGAGAAGGCCCGCAAGGCCGCGGCCAAGAAGGCCCGGCGCCGCGTGGCCCGGTTCCTGTTCCAGGCCAGCAAGCCCGGCGAGGCGCCGCGGAAGCGAACCGGCACGCTGCAGAAGTCGGTCGCGGCCGAGCTGCGCTACGACCTGGGCCGGGAAACCCTCACGGTCCGGGTCGGGACCAACGTCGAGTATGGCCGGCACCTGGAGTACGGGACGCGCAAGATGGCGGCGCGGCCATGGCTCAGGCCGGGGCTGGTGGAGTACGGGCCGACGTTCAACCGCGTGGTGCTCGCCGAGATCCGGCGGCAGATCCGCGGCGGGGCGATCTAGGGTGGTCGGCCCCGAACCGCGCCTCACCCGGCACCGTGAACCCTGATGGCCGCCGGCATCCCCGACGCCCTGGGCGACGCCATCGCGGCCGACCCCGAGTTCGCGGACTGGCTGGCGCGTTACCGGGACGAGCCCGCGATCTTCTCGGCCGACCTGGCACCGCCCGACGCCACCATGCCCTATCTCGCGATCGGCCTGGCGATCACGGACGTCGGCTCGCCGCTGCTGTCCGGCCGCGAGGGCCCGCGCGACGTGGTGCGCGATCTCAAGCTCTGGGCGCCCGCCACCGGCAGCGTGGCCCAGATCGACGCCAAGGCCGAGCGGCTGCGCGAGATCCTGGCCGGCCGCGTGATCCAGGTCGCGGGCTACCAGGGTGCGCGGGTCTCGGTGGTCAACGGCCCGGTGGGGCTTTCGGCAGACGACGACGCCTACGGCCGCCTAGTCACGGTCCGGGTCCATCTGACCAGGTGATGTGACGGCATGGCGACGCTCTCAGTCCAGACCAAGTCCGCAGTGGGCAAGTCGTTCTCGCTCGCGGCGGCCACCAGCGGCGGCGACGTCGTGCCGAACACCGACGGCGGTGTCGTCGTGCTCGTCCAGAACGCCGACGCCAGCGCCAAGACCGTGACGGTCAAGTCCTACTACGCGGCCACGCCCCCGGCCGGCACCGCCAAGACGGATCTGGCCGTCGTGGTCGCAGCCGGCGAGGTCGCGAAGATCGGGCCGCTCGACGCCCAGACATGGAACAACTCCAGCGCCCAGGTGGAGCTCACCTACTCGGCCGTGACGAATGTCAAGGTCGCGGCCTACAAGGGGTCCTGATAGATGACGGTCGCCACGATCGACTCCCAGGGCACGCTGGTCGCGGTTGACGGCGTGGTCGTCGGGGGCGTCAAGGGCGTCTCCGGCCTGGGCTCCGGCTCGCCGTCCGAGCGTGACCGGACCACCCTGGCCGATACCAAGTTCAAGCGCATCGGCATGGGCCTGCGCGACGGCGGGCAGGTGACGCTCGACATCCTGGTCGACACCACCGACGCCGGCCAGCGCAAGCTCTACCGCTACTGGAAGGACGCGACGCGCGGATCGTTCACCCTGACCCTGGTGAACGGCTCGACCCGGACCTTCTACGCCTACGTGACCACCTTCGCCGAGAATCTCAATTCCGACACGGACGTCATGGGCTCGTGCCAGCTCCGCGTCGACGGCGAGATCACCGGCTTCCCGGACCCGAGCTGATAGCCCATGACCGATGACGCCGTCCCGCTGGAGATCGGCGGCCATCGCCTGACGCTCCGCTACCCCCTGGGCGTCCTGAGCGGCATTCAGCGCCGCCTCGGGTGTCGCGACCTCGAGGACGTCCTGGCCCGCGTCGAGGCCCTGCAGCCACCCATGCCGGCCGACGGCCAGACGCTCGACGCCCGCCGGTGGATCATGGGCGTGGACCTGATCGACCTCCAGGAAATCGCCTGGTACGGCATCGGCCCGGGCGGCGGCCACGCTGTGTTCCCGACCTCGGACGATCTCGGGCTGGCGATCAAGGGCAACATGCTGGCCCAGGTCCTGGTCGCGATCGCCCACGGGGTGGCCGTCCAGTTCGCCAATCCCGCAGCCGCCCCGGACAACCCCGACCCCCCTCCGGTGGCGGGGGCGAGCCCCTCGGCCTAGAGGGGATGGTCGAGACCGCGATCGCGTGGTTCGGCCTCTCGCTTCCCGCCGCCCTGGACCTCACGCTCTACCAGTACCGGGTCTACCATCGCGCACAGCGGCGCACGATCCGTGACCAGCACGAGCGCGACATGCGCCTGGCGTGGCTCACGGCCGCGATGACCACCAAGCCGATCACCTACAAGGCCCTGGAGCGCCTGATCGCCGGCAAGGGCTCGGAGGATCCCGAGCTGCAGATCCGGCGCGAGCGCATCATGGCCGAGTTCGACGACGCCTACATGGCCGAGCGGGCGGCCGAGAAGGCTGCGGCCATGAGTGCCCAGGATACCAACCATGGCGGGTGAGAAGGTCGGCGAGGCGTTCGTCGAGCTGCACTACAAGCTCGACACGCTGCAGCGGGACCTCCAGGCCGCCAAGGCCCAGGTCACGTCGCAGGTCGGCCAGCTCGCCGCCACGACGCGGCAGCAGACCGATCGCATGTTCGACGGGGTCGAGCCGCAGCTCGGCCGGATCGGCTCGGCGGTCGGCACGCTGCGGACCTTCATCGTGGGGGCGTTCGCGATCCAGGCCGTCCAGGCCGTGACGGCGTTCACCACCAAGATCGTCGAGTCCGGCTCGCAGGTCCAGCAGCTCCGCGCCCGGCTGGACCAGTCGCTGGGCTCCGGCGCGTTCGACGACGTCGCGGCCTCGGCCAACCGGCTCGGCATCGGGATCAAGGATGCGGCCGACGCCACGGCCCGGTTCGGGCTGGCGGCCCAGGACATCGGGCTCACCCGCGACCAGGTGATCAGCCTCACCGAGACCGTGGTCAAGCTCGGCCGGGTCGGCGGCAGCTCGGCGCAGGAAGTCAGCAACGGCATGTTCCAGCTCGCCCAGGCCCTGGCCTCGGGCAAGCTGTCGGGCGACGAACTGCGGTCCGTGCTGGAGTCGGTCCCGGAGGTCGCCCGGGCGATCGCGCGCGAGCTCGGCGTGGGGATCGGCGAGCTGCGCGCCATGGGCTCCGAGGGCAAGCTCACGGCCGACGTGGTCTCCGGTGCCTTGCTCCGGGCTGCCGACGATGCCGCCGCCCGGTTCGCCGAGCTGCCGGCCTCGCTCGAGCAGTCCCAGGCCCGGTGGGAGAACGCCGCGACCCAGCTGTTCGCGGCGCTGGACGCCAAGCTCCAGGGCTCTGCGATCTTCAAGTGGTTCAACGAGGCCCGGGTGGGCTTCGCCGAGGGCCTCGCGGTCGACCTTGGCGGCGGCTCGGCCGAGACGCAGATGCGGGTCCTCCAGGACCGGCTCAAGTCGCTCCAGGACGGCAACAGCTTCCTGGGCGAGAACAACGGCCTCATCGGGGACGTCCAGGCCCAGATCGACGACCTGCAGCGGCTCGACCGCGAGCTGAAGAAAATGGATCGCGAGCGCTCGCCGGCCAGTTCGGGCGAGACGCGCGGGCCAAACCCGCAGTCGCTCTATCCGGTGCGCACCGTCGAGGACGAGAAGGTCGCGGCCGACTACCGCGACGATGCCCGCCGGAACGCCGCGGACCTGAAGCGCGACCGCGAGCAGGCCGCCAGCGAGGCCGCGGCCGCCCAGAAGCGGTCCAACGCCGAGACCGCACGGCTCAACCGCGAGAAGGAGGCCGAGGCCCGCCGGGTCGCGGCCGCCGAGAAGGAAGCCCTCGACGTCCGGACCCGGCAGATCAACGACAGCGCCGACGCCCGGTGGGAAGCCCAGCAGCGGGCCGCCGAACAGCGCCGGGATCTCACCCTGGAGACCCTCGCCGAGGAGGAGCGCCTCCTCAAGGAAAACGACCCCCGGGGCTACTACGAGCTGACCGGGGACACCGAGTACGCCAAGATTTACGATCCTGCCGCAGGTGCGACCGACGCGCTCCGCGAGCTCGGCGAGGAGTCGATGCGCTACGGCGAGATGCTGGGCAACGGCATCCGGGCCGGGGCCGACGTCGTGGCCGAGAGCCTGACCCGTATGGCCACCACGGGCAAGCTGCAGATCGGCGAGCTGCTGAAGTCGATCGCGGACCTCGCGGTGTCGATGGCGATCCAGCTGGGCGTCAAGGCTGCGTTCGGGGCGGCGGGGAACTACTTCTCGGGCGGCGGTGCGGCAGGCGGTGGGCAGGCGGCGGCCGCCGGGTTCGCCAAGGGCGGGGCGTTCAACCGCGGCGAAGTCGTGCCTCTGGCCCGCGGCGGGATCATCAGTTCGGCGACCATCGTGCCCCTGGCCCGTGGTGCGGCCCTCATGGGCGAGGCCGGGCCCGAGGCCGTGATGCCGCTCGGGCGCGACAGCCAGGGCCGGCTCGGCGTGCGCGGCGGTGGCGGCGGGACCGTGGTGAACATCATCGACCAGCGCTCGGCCGCGGCCCCCGCGGTGGAGACCCAGCGGGGCACCGGTGCGGGCGGAATGGAGCGGATCACGATGATCATCCGGGCCGAGGCCCGTGCCGAGACGATTCGGACCATCGGGGGCGGTGGGGCTGATCCGGCCCTGCGCGAGCGGTTCGGCGTGGCGCCCAGGACGCGCCGCTGATGGCCCTCGCCGACTGGCCCACCACGCTGCCGCGCTACCCAAACATGGAGGGGCTGACGGTTACGATGCCGAAGCTCCTGCTGTCCAGCCCGATGGACCAGGGGCCGCCCAAGGTTCGCCGCCAGACCACGGCAAACTACTGGCCGGTGTCCTGCATCTACGACCTGAGCGACGCCCAGGCCGCGATCCTGGTGGACTTCGTGCACGTCACCCTGGCCGGCGGGGCTCTGCCGTTCAACTGGTTCCACCCGCTCTACCGCAGCACCGCCCAGGCCTGCGTCGCCCGGTTCGATCCCGATAATCCGGTGGCATGGGCCCCGGCCTCGGGCGACGCCTGGCTGGCGGCGCTGCGCCTCATGATCATCCCGTGAGGTCCCTCAACGCAGCGCTCCAGTACGCGATGCTGCAGCAGGACTCGGCCGAGGTCCCGCTGGTCCTCCTGACGATCACGCACCCGTCGTTCCCCGAGCCGATCCGGCTGGTCAACAACGGGGTATCGAGCGACGGCTCGACCAACATCGTGCGCCCCGAGGGGACCTACGTCGCGTTCCCGTTCGACCTCGAGCTACCGTCCGACATGGACAACGAGGGACCCAAGGCCAAGCTCACCGTCTCGAACGTGAGCCGCGAGATCGTGGCCATCGCGCGCACCGGCGGCGAGGCGCCCCAGGTCACCCTGGAGGTCATCGCCGGGACCTCCCCGCTGGAGCCGGGCCCGAAGTTCGGCCCGCTGCGGTTCGGCACGCCGGAGATCACCGACCTGACCGTGAGCACCGACCTGGTCTCGACGGACGAGAGCCTGATGTCGGCCACCTACCTGCGGTTCGACGCCGTGCACTTCCCGGCGATGCTGCGGGCCGCCAGCTAGCGATAGCTGGCGAGGATGTTGCCCTGGAACCGCCAGGAACCGCCGCAGTCGTGCTGCCCGTCGCCGAGCCTGACGTTCGTCATGCCGTAGAAGTTCGGGACCACGATATTGGCCGAGTAGAACAGCAGCCGCTGCCAGAACGGCGGCGCGCTGGTGTGCATGAGGTCGGTGAGATTGGTGCCGGGGATCATGTAGCCTCGGGTCACGACAGCACCGCTCTCGTGCCCGCAGCCGGCGAGGTGGCCGATCTCGTGCGCGAAGACCCATTCGTTGGCACCGTTGCACCGGTCGACATCGCAAGCCACGAAGGCGTCCGACTGGCTGCGGGACGGCTGGTTACCGGCGATGCCGGTGTTGAACTGGCCCTCGCCATAGTCGGCGATCAGGACCACAACGTCGCCGGCCCACTTGTTGCGCTGGGTGTGCACCACGTCGAGCTTGCCGTCGCCCACGGCGATGATGCGGTCGATGTCGGTGTAGAGGTCGGTCTCGCGGTAGGAGCCGAACTTGTAGAGCCCGGCGACGCTCACGGTATGCCCGGCCTGAGATGTCAGCAGCGCCCGGTTCGTGTTCTCCATCATGCGGCTGGCGTAGTATGCCACCGAGCCGTGGCTCGCGATCATCTTGGCCTCGGCCTTTGCCGTGTAGGTCACGAGCACGCGGATGTCCGCGGCCTGGACTGGCGCGGCGAAGAACAGGGCGGCGAGGGCCACCGCAATCGTCTTGAGCATCATCCCATCCCGCGTGGTTGCGATGCTGCCCGCTAACCCGCGCGAGTTCCTGGAACTGCCGATTCCGCCCCGGGCCGACCCACCCCCGATCGACCCGAAGATGAACTTGCGCAATCCGGAAATCCGGCCCGATTTCTTGCGGATCGACCCCGCACCCTACATCGGCCTGCCCTATCGGCGCGGCGGCCGCGAGCGCCCCGCGGTGGACTGCTGGGGCCTAGTCCGTTTGGTCTATGCCGAGCAGCTCGGGATCGAGCTCGACCCGCACGGCGACACCGTGGGCGTCCTGGGCCAGATCGCGGCCGAGGCCCGGGCCTGGATTCCGGTCCCGGCATCCGAGCTGCGGACCGCCGACGTGCTGCTGCTGCGCAGGATCGGCAGACCGTTCCACGTCGGGGTGGTCATAGACCCTGGCCTGCTCCTGCACACAGACGAGGGTCATGACGCAGTCCTGCAGCCCCTCGCCCGTATCGCGGACCGGTTCCAGGGCTACCGCCATCCAGGGCTTGTCCCTGGGCGCCCTCCCGCTCTACGTCAGCCATAGGCCGCACCCGTTCGACCTGCGGGCGGTCCGGGTGGAGCTGCCCTACGGGCTCACGATCGCCGAGATCCTGGAGGTCGCCTGCGCCGACCCCGCGCTGCGCCGGACCATGTCGGTCAGGATCGCCGGCCACGACATTCCGGCCGCCGTCTGGCATCGGGTCAGGCCCAAGCCCGGCGTGCTGATCGAGGCGGTGCCGCTGCCGCTCGGTGGCGACACGCTGCGGACGATCCTGATCATCGCCGTCGTGGCTGCTGCGATGGCTGCCGGTGCCTGGATCGCCGGGCCGGCGCTGCTGGGTGCCACCGGGGCCACCTTCACCTTCGCGTCGGCCGGCATCGGCGGCGCCCTGACCCTGGGCGGCATGCTGGCCCTCAACGCCCTGATCCCCCCGGCCAAGCCGCAGATCGACCAGCCGACCACGACCAGCCCCACCTACGGGATCGAGGGCGCCCAGAACTCGGCGCGGATCAACGCCCCGGTCCCGGTCGTCATGGGCGTGCACAAGGTCGTGCCGTCCCTGGCCGCCCCGTGGACCACGCTCCTCGACGACGACGACGAGTACCTCTACGGGCTCCTGTGCTGGAGCGTCGGCCCGGCCTCGGTCTCCTCAATCAAGATCGGCGACACCCCGGTCGAGAACTTCCAGGGCGTGCAGCTCGAGCACTATCTGGGCGACACCACGACCAGTCCGACCTTCACGCTCTACCCCTCGCAGGTCACGATCACGGCGGTCTCGGCCCTGCTGCTCAGCGGCCGGCGCCAGGTGCGCCAGACCGACACCGACACCGACTACGCCATCCTCGAGTTCCAGTTCCGCGAGGGCGCGATCAAGCTCTCCGATTCCACGGGCGACGAGCTCGGCGTCACGATCACCCTGCGCTACCGCTACCGCCTGGTCGGCGCCGGCACCTGGAGCGCCGAGACCGAGACCAACGTCGCGGGCAAGCAGGCCAGCCCCAAGCGCACCGCGCGCCGGATCGCGTTCCCCAGCCGCGGCCAGTACGAGATCGAGGTCTGGAGGGTCACGGGCGATACCAGCAGCAGCTCGATCAACGACAAGCTCTGGTGGGAGAACATCAAGTCGGTGAACTACGACCCGCCGGTGCGCAAGTGCCAGGGTCTGGTCCTCACCGCGATCAAGATCAAGGCGTCGAACCAGCTCTCGGGCGTGATCCGCGACCTCAACGGCATCGTCACGTCCTACCGCCCGGCGTGGAACGGCTCGGCCTGGATCTACGTGCCGACCTCGCAGCCGGCAGCCCTGTTCCGCGGCCTGCTGCAAGGCAACAGCCTCAAGCGGCCCGTGCCCGACGACGAGATCGACCTCGCCCAGCTCCAGTACTGGGCCACGGTGACGGAGCCGGCTCAGCAGTACTGCAACTTCGTCATCGACCGGGACCTGAGCGTCTGGGAGGCGCTCTCGATCATTGCGGCCACCGGCCGGGCCACGCCGACCAGGATCAACGGCAAGTGGTCCGTCGTGATCGACGAGCCCAAGGGCGTCCCGGCCCAGATGTTCACCGCCCGGAACTGCCGCAACTTCATGGCCCGGCGCATCTTCGCCGACGAGCCCCACGCCCTGCGGGTGCAGTTCGTCGATGCCGGGGCCGGCTACACGACCCAGACCCGCGACGTCTACTATGACGGCTACGACGCCAGCACCGCGACGGAGTTCGAGGAGGCGGAGTTCCCCGGGGTCACCAACGCGGACCAGCTCTGGCGCATGGCCCGCTGGCGCATGGCCGAGGGCAGGCTCCGCGCCGAGGCCTACACGTTCGAGACGGACTTCGAGCACCTGATCGCCACCCGCGGCGACCTCATCATGGTGCAGCACTCGGCGCCGCTCTGGGGACGCTCGGCCGGCCGGATCAGGCGCGTGCTGCTCAATGCCGGCGGGCTCATGGAGGCCCTGGAGCTCGACGAGGCGGTGGTCTTCGACGGCGCCGGCGACTTCGTGATCCGGATTCGCCTGTCGAACAATGCCCAGATCGTGCTCGATATCACCGAGCCCGTCGGCGAGACCCGGATCGTCTTTGTCGAGCCTCCGGTCGCCAACAGCTTCGTGATCGCACCGGGCGACCTCTACGTCATCGGCCTGCAGGACGAGGAGGCGGTCAAGCTCCTGATCCGCGGGATCGAGCCGATCGGCGACCTCGCGGCCCGGATCACCTGCGTCCCGTACCACCCGGCGGTCTACACGGCCCACCTGGGCACCGTGCCGGATTGGGACCCCAACATCACGGCGGTCCCGGGCCAGGAGGCGCCGATCATCCGGGGCGTCACGTCCGGGGATGCCGCCGGCGTGCGAAACGCCGACGGCTCGCTGACCATGCGCGCGCTGGTCCTGCTGTGGGACGACGGCACCCGGCCCCTGGCGACCCTGTCCGGGGTCGACGTCGCGTGGAAGCGGCTCGACGACGAGGGGCCGTTCAACATCATCCAGGCCCCGCCGGAGGCCACCACGGTGGCTATCGTCGGTGTGCCGGTCGACACCACGCTGCGGATCAACGCGCGCTACCGCTTCTCGACCGGGCGCCTGGGCCGGTGGGGCTCGGAGGTCCAACCCTACATCGCACCGCCCACCATCCCGCCGGCCGACGTCAAGGGCCTGATCATCGACGGGCTCTACCTGCGCTGGATTCACGCCTCGGGCGGCGATCACAAGGGGTTCCTGATCAAGTGGAGCCCGGTCGGCGGGCAGCCCTGGGAAGAGTGCGAGGACGTCACCGACCAGGCCGTCACCGCGACCGAGTTCCCGACGGCCGCAATCCCGGACGGCGCGCGCCAGATCCTGATCAAGGCGGTGACGATCCACGGGGTCCAGAGCGTCAGCCCGGCCAGGGCCACGGCCGAGGCCGGGTTCGCCTTCAGCCGCATCGACGTTGGCAACGACAGCCTGCGGACCCGCGGCTTCCCCGGCACGGTCGTCAATGCGGTCAAGATCGGCGGCGAGCTGCGCGGGCTCGACAACTCGCTGTTCCTGGACGGCGGCGGCCGCTGGCTGGTCCCGGAAGGTGCCGACTGGCTGGAGCCCAGCTGGGCCGAGGTCACGTACATCTGCAACGTCTACACGCCGACCACGCTGCTGCGCACCGACCGGATCTACCTGGACTACGACATCCAGGGCGATTTCAAGCTGGCCTACCGGTGGGGCACGGCCGACCTCGCGTTCGCGGCTTTCGTCGATCCGGTCCCCGACGGCCTGCTGACCGGCAACTTCAACGATCCGGTGGGCAGCTCGGTCGACGAGGAGGTGCTGCTGGTCTGGCGCGCATGGCGCCAGGGCATCCCGGCCTTGCCGAATCAGCCCCTGCAACTGCGCTGCATCATCGCCGGCGGCGGCACCGTCCAGCCCCTGATTCGCGAGCTTCGGCTGCGGTTCGACGCCGAGGAAATCCAGGAGACCTTCAGCAATCTCCCGATCGGCCCGGCCAGCACCTTCGTACCCAAGCAGCGGACGTACCGCAAGGTCGCCTACGTTCTCGGCAGTATCACCGCCCCCTCCACGGCTACGACCTTCGTCGTCGACGGCAAGGCGCCGAATGCTATCCGCGTTCGGCTCACCAATGCCGCCGGCGCCGACGTCGCGGGGTTCGCTGACGTCCGCATTGGAGGCGGTTGATTGAGCGCTCGCGCAACCCTGCCGGCCGGCGTCCTGTGGGCCGAGGAGCCGCGCACCCCGTCCCTGGGCGTGGCCTATTCGGTCTGGGAGGCACTCTACGGGGTGCAGATCGCCGAGCAGGCCGCACCCGACGAGATCACCCTGGTCGAAGGCGTGGCGTCGCTCGCCACCTCGGCGCAGGCCCGCCTGCTGCCGCAGATCGCCGACACGCCCGACGAGCTCGACCGGATCGACCTCAGCACGGTCGGCCAGGGTCGCGTGGTGCGTCTGTCGTGCGGGACCTTCACCGACGAGAGCGGCTCGGCCGCGATCACGATCCGCCACCGTGCGGGCGGGATCATCAACAGCGGCGAGTTCGTCCTGGCCGACGAGGCCGACATTGTCCTGCAGGACCCGGCCGAGTGGCTGATGGTGCAGCGCATCGGGAGCCAGTTCTGGCAGATCAGGCCGATCGGGTCCGGGCGGATCTCCCGGCTTTCGCAGAACCTCGACATGCAGGGCTATGCCGCGTTCGGGGGCAGCTACTTCGTCGATAGCCACGCGAGTTCGGCGCGGACCATCACGACCGACGACCGCGGCAAGGAATTGGTGAACACGGTCTCCTGCGTCTACACGCTGCCGATGGCACAGCCGGCATCCTCGGCGTTGCAGTGGGCCGTGGGCGACTTCGTCCTCTTCCGTCAGGAAGGCCCGGCCTGCTCGTTCCGGACCTCGCTGGGCTCCACGCCGCGCAACCTCGACAATCACGACCGCGGCCGCGGCGTCGGCTCCAAGATGGAGTGCGAGCTGATCCGGGTCTCGCCCACGTTCCTGTGGGCCCTGGTCGGCCAGACCCAGAGTGCGGGCTCGGGGCCGGCGCCGGTCGAGCGCGTCTATGCCCATGTCGCCAGCGCCAGCACGATCACGACTGACGCCGCGTCGACCGCCTGGAAGAACGCCCAGGCGTTGGTGCACACCCCGGGCTCGAACGAGCGCTGGCTCTACCTCGCGCACTGTGGCTTCAAGTCCAGCAACTCGCAGAGCAACACCGGTGCGGAGCTGCGATTCCAGCGGGCGGAGATTACGGGCGGGCCGCAGCTCGGCTGCCCGCGCTACACGGCCCACCAGGATGCGCCGCTGCTGATGACGGCTGCCGCCTATGGCGTGAGCCCCGGGTCCCAGACGCTGAACATCGACGTCAAGGTCGGGAACGGCACCTATGCCGCCTCGGTGTTCTCGCCCGCGATCATCGGCATCCGACTCGCATCGGACGAGTTCCTGAGCCAGGCCGCCGGCTCCGCGAACAACGTCACCAACACGACCTATGTCGACTTGATCACGATGACGGAGACCTTCGCGGCGGACGATTACTACTTCTTCGTCTGGGGCGACTACGGCTCGGTGAATACCCTGGGCGTCACCGTGGCGGTCGAGGTCGACGGCGTGCTCCGCCATGAAAAGGCGATCGGCCGCAACACCGGGCTCAATGGCTACTTCGGCTTCGTGATCCCGGCCACCTTCACCTCCGGATCGAAGACGATCAAGCTGAAGGTGAAGGGCAACGGCGCCTACAACTCGACCATCCAGAACATGGGCATCTGCGCGCTCCGGAAGGCCAACTTCAACGACGTGGCCGCAGCCAACAGCCCCACCGGCGTGACCACGACCGCCACGGCCTATCAGGACTTCACCACCGTCTCCAAGTCGCTCACGAGCGGCTGGGACTACCTGGTGCTGGCGGACCTCGACACCAAGCTGGACGTCGAAGGCAGCTCGCCAAGCGTCAAGGCGCAGATGGTGCGCAACGGTACCCGCGTCGGCAGCGAAAGCCGCACCGTGCCTCGGGCCGCCAATGAATACGCCCCGGTCACCTTCGGGGCCATGGCCGTGCTGGTGAAGTCGCTCGAAGAGGACACCTTCGCCTTGCAGTACGCGAGCGGCCGAACCACGGACACGGCGGACGTCAAGGAAGGGACCGTGCTGGTCCTGGCCTTGGCGCCGACCGCCTGATGCTCACCGTACCCATCGCTGCCATCGTCGGCACCGCGGGCGCGCGCGGCACCCCACCCACGCCAGAGCTGATCTGCGTCGGCGAGACCATCCGGATGCGGACCACCGATCCCTCGACGGTGAGCTTCAACCCGGTGCTCAACGACGTGACCAACGACGGCGCCACCGTCGACATCGTCAGCCTGGACCCCCTGGCGGCGACGGTCGGGACGGTAGGCCGCACCGGCAACGTCGTGACGTTCACCAAGGCCCCGGGATACGCCGGGACCTTCGATCTGATCTATCACGCGCGCTCGAGCACCGGAGCTGAGGCCGACGGCATCATCAGCTTCATCGTCGACGGCACCACCAGCGTCGACTTCGTCACCGGTGTCGCTGATACCCTGGACATCGAGATCGGGGCCACGACGCGCGACTTCGACGTGCTCGCCAACGACACCGGCAGCGGGCCGATCGAGATCACTCCCGGCAGCATCGTACAGCCGACCGGCGGGCCGACGCTCAGCATCGTGGGCGGGATGCTGCGGGTGACCCGGAACTCGGCGGCGATCGGCAGCTATGCCGGCGGCTCCTATCGGCCGCGGCTGGTCTCCGGTGCGGTGACTGCCTCGCCGGTGGCGCTCACCGTACGCGTGGTCTCGGCCACCGTCGTGGCGCCAGACTTCACCGTGGTGGTCCCGATCACCGCGGCATCGCCGTTCCCGATCGACGCCCTGGCGCGCTGCAGCGGCTCCGGCCCGATCGAGCTCCACCCCACGGGGTTGATCGCGCCGACCGGCGCCAGTGACACCGCGGCGATCGTCAGTGGCAAGATCAACTACACCCGCGGCACGACTCCGGTCGGCGTCTACACCATGGGCTACAAGGCCCGGCTGGTCGCCACGCCCTCGATCGAGGACGCCGGAACGATCACGATCAGGGTGATCGCGAACTGGCACCAGGGCCGGCCCCGCCGCGGCGGCCGCGCCTGGGCCACCGGCTACCGCGAGATGGGCGCCTCGGCCGCAACCTGGATCGCGAACAACGGCAACGCCGACGTTTATTGCGGCGTCATCGCCCGGCCGGGGACCTCCGACACTACATGGGAGGGCATCTGGGGCGGGCTCGACAGCGAGGCTCCCACCGCAGTTACGGTGCAGGCCAGCTCGCAGCTCGACTGGTCGACCGGCGACTTCGGGACGCACGCCCGCGCCCTGCCGATCGACGGGGCCTTCCTGCTGGCCGAATGTGAGTTGTTCCCGGCGAGCTACCAGCCCGCCAGTGCCACCGACCTGCGCATCTGGGACCTGATCGACGGCGGGACCCTGGACGCCGGCTACCTGCGCATGGGCGCCCGCCTGCGCAAGAACCTCCTCGCCCTGGGCTGGTGGGACCTGGATCGCTTCGTCCTGGTGCCGTGTCCTGGCATGAACGTCGCGGGCGTGATCGGCCGCGTCTTCTCCGCCACCCGCACCCGCCACAAGACTGCGATGCAGCGGGTCTACGCCAAGCTGCGCGAGGGCTTCGGCAGCCGCCTGCGCATCGCCCACGTCGTCGGCCGGAAGGCGCATCTGGGCGGGACCGACCTCTCGGACTGGATTCCATCCAACGCAGCCGGCGGCGTCGATGCGGTCGGGCTCAACTTCGATCCCAGCGCCCTGGTGACCAACGAGGCAACCTTCGACAAGTACCTGTCCGGTTGGGACAGCGCCAGCTACGGGATGATCGACGACGTCCTGCGCGCGGCCGCGACCCTGTCGGTTCCGGTCATCGTGCCTCGCTGGGCGCCGCTCGCGCGCGTCACCGCCGGCGAGAACCCGTGCCCGGTCGCCGACGTCGTGGCGCAGCAGTTCTCCAAGTTCCTCCGCGCCCAGGCGGCGGCCGGCAACCTCGTGTGCGACTGCATGAGCGGCCCCGAGTTGCTCAACAGCACGGGCTATGCTGGCACCGATACCGCGGGCATCGCGGCCTGGACCCGGATGGTCGCGGACATCAGGGCGATCTGGAAGGGCACGCCGCTCAGCCCGATCCCGAGCCTCACGCTGGTCGCGACCAGCGTCACCATGGTCGACGGCGACAACCAGGAGGACGCCAACCCGCTCGCGGCCGCCACCGGCTCGGAGTCGGTGGGCGTCCGGCGCGTGACCGAGGTCCCCGCCGGGATGACAGCCTCGGTCGTCGGCAGCGGCCCCGCAGCCAGGGTGCGGATCAATCGCGGCACCGCGGCCCCAGGCACCAGAACGGTGCGGGCCGAGATGGCCCTGGGCTCCGTCCCTTACTTCACCGACGCGCAGATCGACGTCAACCTGCAGGGGCCGCTGTCGACAAGCGATCTGTCGCCCGAAAACCCGTTCAACTATCTCAGCGCCCATCACCGCCCGCTTGGTGCCGACCTCCAGTTTGGCATCCCGCCGAGCGTAAAGTTCGACAGGATAGGGGCTGCAAGCGCGGCCTCGGATTACACCGGCGGGACCAACACGCGCGGCCGCATCGCCATGGTCGGCGCCATGGTGCTGGCGGGCGAGGACAAGCCCGTCCACGTCGTCACATCTAGCATGAAAACCGGCCACTGGCTGAAGGACGCCGACAGCACGCCGACTACCGGCTACAACATGCCTGCCCCGCCGGCCACCTACGACATCAAGGTCCCGGCTCCGGCCGATGTGGTCCCGCCCTACCCGACGGATGGTGACGCCGAGGTCGCGTTCTGGCCGCGCGACGGCGGCACTGTCGACATGGTCGATACCTTTTTCCACGCCCGGTACACCGGCACGCGCGGGGACGGCAGCTACGATTTCCTGGCCGACAAGCGCAGCAGCTGGCCTCTGGGCGGAACCGACGTTCCCGATGGATCGCCGGGCGATGCCGGCCCGAGCGCCTCGCGCCTGCGGCATCCCTACGGCACGGTAACGGGATTGGAGTGCAACGCAGCCACTCCTCTGATCCAGCACACGATGCGGCTGTACTGCACCCGGCACAGCCACAAGAACACGGTCGGCGACCCCGCAACAGTCCCAGCCGACATCGCCCGGACCGTCGCCGCCAGCGCGCCGCCAGAAGCGCACATCATGGGTGATCGCGCCGTGTGGGCGGCCTACGGCAAGGACAAGTGGAACCCGCCGTTCGATGACCCCACCACGACGTATTGCGACAATCGCGGGGACATTCCCTACGGCACGATCCTGACGCTCAAGGAAGCCGACTACAACACGCTGAGGGCGACCTCGGGGCTCAACGCCCTTCAGCTCGCGATGATCGATGCCTGGTATCTCTACGGCGGCCGGGTCTGCGACGGGCACGGGGACTTCGTCACCAACCCGACCCCGGCCGACGGTCGCGGCCCGAGGTTGGCGGTGCTGCGCATAAGCACGGACGGCAAGATCAGCTCCGCCAACGAGGCGAAGTTGAACGAAGTCCTGGCTCTGATCTTCCCCCACCTCTGGCCGGTCAAGAACCCTCGCTACCACTTCGCCGAGAGCGAGGTCTACAGCGTGGTCGGCAGCGACTTCTACGGCTACCCCTATTGCGGCGGCGGCGGCCCACGCCACCCGACCAAGTCCATCAACACGGCATGGGACCGGCCGACGGTCACACCACCGCCGCCGCCGAGCGGCGGGGTGTCGATCGACAACCCGTTCAACTTCAAGAGCGCCCATCACCGGCCGATCGGCGCCGGTGTGCGCTTCGGCATCCCGCCCGCGGTGGACTACAACGACACTCGCTCGGTCAACACGACCAGCGCCTACACCGGCGGCAATGAGGGCGAGCGCGGCCGAATCAAGAACTTCGGCCAGATGCAGTTCGGCGCCGACAAGCCGATGTACTCGGTCACTGCGTCGATGACGTCGCGGACGATCAGCAAGACTGCCGAGAGCAAGCCGGCAAGCGGGCACAACCTGCCCATCACGATCAAGATCCCGGATCGCACCACGGTCGACCCGCCCTACCCGACCGACCATGACGGCGTGATCGCGTTCTGGCCGCGCAACGGTGGCACCGCCGACATCTGCGACAGCTTCTTCCAGTTCCGGGACTCCGCGACCCACGCCTACAGGGCGTCCAAGGTCAACAGCTGGCCCATCGCCGGCATGGACGCCTATGACAACGGGACGGGCGACCCTGGCGCGTCGGCGACCAAGTTGCGCCACCCCTACGGGGTCGTCATGGGCCACGAGCTCAACGGCGGCTCCGACGGTACGCCGGCGATACGCCACGCCCTGCGGCTGTTCGTGACCCGGCATAGCCACAAGAACCCCGGCCCCGTAGCTCCCGCCTCGACGCACCTGTTCAACCTCAAGAACGTCTGGCCGGCCCACGGCAAGGATGGCTTCTCGAGCGTACCCGGCGAGGACAATCAGGGCGACACGCCCTATGGGACGCTCTTCACGCTGAAGACCGCCGACTTCAACACTCTGATGGCCCGGCCGGGGCTCACCCTGGCCCAGAAGGCCATGATCGAGTGCTGGTACTACTATGGCGGCCGCGCGGTCGACGGGCACGGCGATTCGATCCCGAACCCGACTCCAAGCGACGGCCGCGGCGCCAGGCTGGGCACCATCCGGATCAGCGACGACGGGCGGATCAAGAACTCGGTCGTCAGCGAACTGAACGCCATCTTCCCCCTCATCTTGCCGCTGCTGTGGCCGGTGTTCAACCCGCGCTACCACTTCCGCGACACCGACGAGCTGTTCAACTCTCCCGGCAACCCAGGGCACGGCTATTACTATGTCGGCGGCGGCGGCCCTCGGAGCGCCACCAAGTCCATCAACACCGCCTACGACCGGCCCACGGCCGCGGGGATCTGAGCCATGCCGAGCTTTCCCGCTCCCGGCAGCTTCGCGGTCCGCGCCGGGACCAACGCCACCCGCGGGCCGCTGTTCGAGAACTTCCTGGCGGCCACCAAGAACGTGGTCGGCGGCGAGGGCCAGGCCACGGTCAACATCGTCGGCGGGGTGATCTCGCCCGTGACGTGGCGGGTCTTCGTCGACGTCGAGGGCGGGGCCGCGGCCTCGGACGATCTGGACCTGGTCTCGGCTGGCTCGGAGTTCCACGGCGGGGCGGTGATCGTGATCTCGGCCGCGGCCGACACCCGCACGATCGTGGTGCGGAATCTGGCCGGCAACATCATCCTCAAGTCGGCCACGTTCTCGCTCAAGGGCGTCTGGGCCCGGCTGTGGCTGCAGTATGACGGGACCAACTGGGTCGAACTCGCGCGCGACTACGGCCAGGACCGGGTGCAGGAGCGCACCGTCCTGGGGATCACGGGTGCAGCGCCGGTCTCTGGCCAGCCCGCGACCTACAGCCACGCGACCGGGGCGGAGGCCCAGGCGGGGACGAGCGAGACCGCCACGATGACACCGCTCGCCGTCGCGGTCGCGATGGGGACCGCAGCCCTCGCGATCGACGGCCGGCCGGTGGCCGCGTCCCTCGTGGGCGGGGACAACTTCCTGCTGTCGCGCAGCGGCACGCTCTACAAGATCAGCATCGCGGCCCTGCTGGCGCCGAGCTTCATCGCCTACGCTTCGACGGGCGAGCTCGGCATCGCGTCGGGCGCCACCTCGTTCGCGGCCCACAGCATGGGCGGCCAGCCGACCCTGGTCCGGGCCTACTACCGCTGCAAGACCGCCGAGGGCGGCTACAATGTCGGGATGGAAGTCCCGGTCGAGTGCATGATCCACGAGGAGGGCGTGCGCCGGGTCACGTTCGGCGCCGACGCGACGAACTACTACTACCAGATGTCCAGCACGGCCGCGGCGGTCCGGGGCATCAACCGCACCAGCGGGGCGGCGTTCAACCTGACCAATGCCAACTGGCGGTTGTTCCTGCGCATGTGGCGATAGCGGCCGGGGTAATTCGGCAGACCGGCGGACAGGCCCGGCGGTAGGGCGGGCGGGAGCAAAGGCCCGGAGCCCCGATGGAAGCCAACCGACAGGCCTGGATGGATCTCCTGTTCTCCGACGATGTCGAGGGCGGCTGGTCCGACAGGCCCAAGAGCGCCGACCCCGGCGGCAAGACCATGCGGGGCATCACGCTCGGCTGCTACTCGGATTTCCTGGGCCGCGAGGCCACGGCCGACGAGCTGCGCCAGATCAGTGAAGAGACCGCCCGCGAGATCGCGATCACGATGTTCTGGAACCCGGTCTCGGGCGACAGCTTGCCGGGCGGTGTCGACATCCTGGCGGCGGATTTCGCGTTCCACAGTCATTGGACCCGCGCGGCCAAGGAGCTGCAGAAGCTGGTCGGCGTGAAGGTCGACGGCTTCGTCGGCCCCAATACGATCTCGGCCGCGCGCAAGCAGGACCAGCAGGAGCTGGTGACCCGCTACTGCGACGCCCGCATGGACTTCCTCGAGGGCCTGTCGAACTGGGAACCGAACGCCCGGGGCTGGCGCAAGCGCGTGACCCTGATGCGCGACCTCGCCCGCAAGAAAATCCAGGCGCGCCCGACCCTGACCGCGGCGCTGACCAATCCCGAGGTGGTCGGCACCGCCACGGCCGCGGCCGCGGGAGCCACCGGGATCGGATGGTATCTCGACCAGCTCGGGCCGCTGTTCGAGACCGTCAAGGGCCTGATCGACCCGGCCTATCTGCAGAAGCTCCAGTCCGTGGACGCGACCGTCGCGGCGTCGAGCGCCGGAGACCCGCTGCCGGCCCTGGCCCTCATGGCCTACATGACGGCCACGAGCGCGTTCGCGGTCTGGCGGATCGTCCAGACGTTCCGCAAGGGCAGGGTGATCGCATGAACCCCGCCCGCCGCCACCCGCCGCTCCCCTGGCCGCCCCTGGCCGCCCAGCTGGCCGCCGTAACCCTGTGCGGCCTGTTCTCGGCCATCTGGCCATGATGGAGCTCCTGGCCGGATTCCTCGCCCCGTTCGGCGGCTGGCTCGCTCTGGCGGCCGCCGCGTTCGGGCTCGTGAAGTACCGAGAGTTCCGTGCCCGCAAGGAGACCCGCGATGCCGTCCAGGCCGACAGCGACCGGGCCGACCGGGATGCTCTGGCGCGCCGCGTGGAGAGCGACCGTCGCCTCGATCGCCCTGGCGTGGCTGGCGGGGTGCGCACCCGGCACACGCGGCCCGAGTAGCGTGTGCCCGCTCGTGGAGCCGATCGACCTCACGGCCGCGGGCTGGGCAGCACTGGAGCAGGCCGACCCCAAGGGTGCGGCGCGAATCGACCGCCACAACTGCTGGTACGACGAAGAGTGCGGCTCCGGCTGCGAACCTGGAGAGTGAGATGGACTGGCTCTGGATCTTGCTTGCCCTCGCCGTGCTCGCCGGAGCCGTGTGGTGGACACTGCGCGGCCCTGGCGGCGGCGATGACGACACGACCCAGCAGCGCTGGGGCGGCGGCGGTGGGCGCGGCCGGGGCCGTTGACACCGATGCAGTCCGCGCCGCACCATCCGGGCCATGCGACGGTGGTGGCTCCTGGCGACGCTCTCCGCGCTCCTGGCGGCCTGCCGGGAGCGGATCGTCGGCTGGGGGGCGGGCGGGGCACGCCGACGCCGCAGACCATCGCCACCCGACCGCGGCTAGTCCTCGCCTGGCTGTGCCTGCTCATCGCCGGCATGGCCATGGCGCTCACCGGACAGGTCACGTGGCGCATCGGCGGCCATGAGGTGTACGGCGAGTATGTCGTGGAGTTCCTGGCGCTGGGTGCGGCCGGGTTCGCCCTGCTCGTGTTCGGGCTGCGGAGCCTGCCCGAGCTGATCGCCGCGCGCGTCACGCTCGGCCTGGCGCTGGTCTCGCCTATCACCGCCGCGTGGTCGTCCGACTGGTACTGGTCCGCCGAGCTGCTGCTGCACCTCGCCATCGTCGGCCAGCTTGCCGCGTGGGGGCGCGAGGCCCGGCGCATGGGCTCCAATGAGGCTTGGCCGGTTGGCGTCATGTTCGCCGGCATGGCGGTCGAGGCGGTCAACATCGCCTGGAAGATGACGCTCGGTCCTGACGTTCCGGCCGGGTGCGACGCCGCGTTTTACCTCTCGTGCACTGCCAGCCCGCACGCCGCGATGGCGCTGCCGCTGCTGATGACCCTGGCTATGGTGCCATGGTGGCTCGGCATCCGCGCCCCGTGGCGGCGGCGGAGCTAGACCTTGCATGGCTGGTCCTGGCGATAGCGTTAGGGGTCGCGGCAATCGCACCATTTTGGCTAAAATCCAACCCACCGGACGCCTTGGACGCGCGCACGAAAGAGCTGCGCGAGGAATTCGCACGGCAAGCCGAGGTCGATGCGGAGCGCATGGCTAGGATCGAGGCGGAGCTGGCGGCGCTCAAGCGGTGGATCGCCCAGGAATTCGATGCGCTGCGCTCCCGGCGGCCACGGTCGTGACCACCGAAGGCGCACTGGCCGAGAAGGTCCGCCGGCTCGAGCGCGACGTCGAGGATCTCGAGCAGCGGGTCGAGGCCGCGCACCGCCGGGCAGAGGCGGCAGGCGGGGCCGCGGAGACCGCTATCGCCGAGGTCGGCCGGGTCAATGTGAACCTGCAGCACACCACGCGGATTGCCCAGGGCGTGGACGCCGCGCTCAAGACCCGGATGCAGGAGGAGGAGGTGCAGCGCCGGTCGCAAAGCGCGATCTGGCGCATGGTGCAGATCGCCGCCAGCTTGGGGCTGTTCGCATGGTCGCTGTTCACCGGCAAGCTCTCGACCACCCTGGAATATCTGCGGCAGCTCGCGGCGGGGCCAAAGTGAGCGAGGTCGTCTATCGGCGGATCACCTGGGCGCACCGGCTGCTGGTGTGGCCTATCGTGCTCCTGTGCGGCGTCATCCCGGTCCTGATCTACGAGCAGGAGATCCGCGCCTTCTTCCGCCCGCCACCATTCGAGACGCTGGCCTCCCGCGGCGAGCTGATGCCCAACGGCCGCTGGAGGGTGACCTTCGACTTCAACGTCCGGGAGCAGTGCAGAGATGTGACCTGGCGCAAGTCGTTCCTGTTTCAGGGCCACGGCAACTATGTGCTGCTCGATGCCGTGGACGCGATCAGCCCGAACGCCCGGCCGGCGGTGCAGGCGGGCGGTGCCAGCAAGCCCGGCCCGCTGGAGTTCTGGCTGGAGTACGAGCCCATCCCCGGCGAGGTCGGCGCGTTCCTTGTCATCGGCTACTTCTCCGGCTGCCCGTCGGGCGCGGATCAGATCGTCAACCTGCCGCCCGTGGCGGTGGACTGGAGCGGTCTCGCCGCCCCCGGCTAATCGGCTGACTCCCGCACGCCCCGGCCGCATCCACGGCACACCACAGCCGCGGACAGAGCGCCCATGACGTTCCCGACCTCGCGCCGGCAGCCGGGCGCGGTCCGCTAAGATGGCAGCCGCCGCTCCGGTTCTGCTCGGCACGCCCTCGGGCGCTTCGGCCGCCACGGTCACCTCCGGCTCGGTCACGCCGACCCCGCACCACGTCATGGTGGTCCAGGGCTGCGCCCGCGTGAGCCTCGGAACGGCGCCGGCGTCCATCACCCTGACCAACTCCGCCGGTTGGACCTTCACCCAGATCGACGACTTCCCGTCGGCCAGCGGGGTGAGCCCTAGCCTGCGGCAGACGATATGGGTGATCGAGGTCCCGGACCCTTCCGTGTCGCTCACGGTCACGCTGAATTGCGTGGGCGCCAACACGATGCAGATCACCATGTTCGAGGTCCCGGGCGTCCTCGCCTCGGTGAGCAATCTGGGTCACGACGACAGCACCGCCGGTGATCCGGCCGTGACGATCAGCGCTCCGGCGACGAGCAGCCTGGTGCTCGGGATCGCGGCTTTCGCCGGCACCACGTCGCCGGCGACGTCGCCGCTGGCCACCGAGCTGGTCGAGACGATCGCGAACCAGATCACGTCGGAGATCCGCTACACGCTGGGCAGCGGCCCTTCCTCGGCGACCTGGAGCACCGCGAACGCGCGCTCGGTGGGCACGCTGATCGAGTTCGTCGCCAGGACGGCCTTCAGCATGGCGGTGGCGGCCGGCAGCTTGGCGGCGGCCGGCCAGGCGCTCGGCGCCAGAACGGACCGCCGGGTGGCCGTGGCGGCCGGTTCGTGCACGGCCTCCGGCCAAGTCCTCGCCCTGCGCGCGGCGCGCATCATGGCGCTCGACGCCGCGACCTTCACCCATGCCGGCCAGGCGCTCGCACTCCGGGCCGATCGTAGACTGGCGCTTGCGGCAGCGGCTTACGTGGCGACCCCGCAGGACCTCACGATCCGCCCGCCGATCCGGATCACGCTCGCGGCCGGTTCGTTCGCCGCCACCGCCCAGCCGACAACCCTGCTGCTGGCCCGCAGTCTGGTGGCCGCGACCGGAAGCTACGGCATCACGGGCCCGCCTCTGGCCCTGCGGCTCGGCCGCGCCATGGCTACGGCCGCCGGCGCGTTCACGGCTACCGGGCGCGACATCTTCCTGCTGACCCAGGACCCGAGCGCGATCCAGCGCCCGACCGTCCTGACCGCCAAGGGCGTCTCGGCCAACGCCCTCACCACCGACAATTTCCCCACGACCCCTGGCGCGCTCCTGATCGTCCAGGCGGCGTCCCGCCTCGCATCGGGCACGGCGCCGGACACGATCTCGATCACGGGCTCGGCCGGCCTGACATGGGAGCCCGAGGACGATTTCCCGTCGGCGAGCGGCACCAGCCCGAGCTCGCGCCAGACGGTCTGGACCGCGGTGGTGCCGACCGACGCTACCGTGATGAACGTCGCGCTTGCCTGCACCAATGCCGCGCAGCTCGGCGTCGTGGTCTACGAGATCCCCGCCGGGGCTTCGCCGACGATCACCAATGTCGGCCACGCCGCCAGCAGTGTCGGCGATCCGTCGGCCAGCATATCGACGCCCAAGACCCCGAGCATGGTCCTGGGGCTCGCGGCCTTCGCGGGCACCAGCGCTCCGTCGGCCTCGCCGCTGGCGCGCGCGATCCGCTCCGCCGGCCTGACCTCGACGGGCCTCTACCTCGAGGCGCGATACACGCTCGGGACCGGGCCTTCCTCGGCCGCCTGGACGTCCGCGAACGCCCGGTCGGTCGGAGCGCTCCTGGAGATCGAGAGCGCCGGCTACCAGCTGGCGCTTGAGGCAGGTTCGTTCGCTGCCGCCGGTCAGGACCTGGCGTTGCGGGCCGGGCGCAGCCTCGCCGTGGCCGCCGGTTCGTTCGCCGCTACCGGGCAGGCCCTGGCGCCGCAGCTGGCCCGCCGGATCGGGCCGGTGGCCGGGGCGCTCACCCTCGCCAGCGACGGGCTGATCCTGCGTCGTGGCCGCCCGGTGATCGTCGCGGCCGGATCGTTCACGCTCACCGGGCGCGCGGTGGCGCTCAAGTTCGGGCGCAACCTGTCGCTGGCCACAGGGGCGTTCACGCTCTCGGGGCAGGCGCTGGCGCTGCGGGCCGGGCGCACGTTGCCCCTGGCGGCCGCCGCGTTCGCGTTCACCGGGGGCAGCCTTACCCTCGCGGTCGGCAAGCGGTTCCCGGTCGAGGCCGGGACTTTCACGCTCGCGGGGCAAACGCTGGCGACCCGGCTCGGGCTGGCGCTGCCGCTGGGCGCCGGATCGTTCACGCTTGCGGGCGTCGCGCTCACGCTGCGCTACGGCAAGGGCATCGCGGTCACCGGGGGCGAGTTCGCCGCCTCGCCGGTCGACCTCATCCTGCGGGCCGATCGCGTGCTGCCAGCCGAGGCGGCGGCGTTCGCGGCCACCGGGGAGGATCTGGTCCCGCGCAAGGGTTACTATCTCAGTCCGGCCGCCGGCGACTTCACGGTCGCGGGGCAGGATCTCGGCGGGCGCCTGGGCTATACGATCAGGATCGATCCGGCCGCGTGCGAGGTCGTGGGCTACGATCTGGCGCTGGTGCACGGCTACCCCGTGGCGCTGGGCGCCGGGGACTTTGCCGCGGCCGGCCAGGACCTGGTGCTGCGCGGCGGGTTCAATCTCCCGGTTGAGCGCCTCGACCTCAGTATTGCGACCGAATCGCTGGGCCTCGGCGCAGCCCGCATCGTTCAGATCGAGGCCGGATCGTTCGCCCTGACCGGCCAGGACCTTTCTCCTCGCGCCGGCCGGATGCTGTTGCCCGCCCCGGGCGCGATCTCCCTATCCGGCCAGGACCTGGCGCTTGAGGCGGGGCGCGTACTGCCGGCCGGTGCCGGGGCGTTCCTGGCCACACCGCGCGAGACGCCGCTCACCCGCAGCCGCCTGTTCCCGTTGGGCGCTGGATCCTTCCCGCTGCAATCGGACGGCCTCGGCTTCGTCGTCGAGCGCCGGATGGCCGTCGAGCCCGGGGCGTTCCTGGTGGCGGGCGTCGCGGTCACCCTGGAGCGACCTCGGTTGCTGGCGCTGGATCCCGGCGAGTTCACCGCGGCCGGCCAGGATCTCGGGTTCCCGGTCACGCGAGCGCTGCTGCCGGGCGTCGGCGAGTTCACGATCTCCGGCCAGGACCTCGGCACCGCAGCGGCGCGCCGGATCGGGCTTGCGGCCGTCGCCGTCGCCGTGTCGGGCCAGGATCTGGCGCTGGCGGCCGCGCGCGAGCTCGCGCCAGAGGCGGGGGCATTCACGCTCGCCGGCCAGTCAGCTTCACTGCGGCCCGATCGGTCCCTGGCCGTCGGACCCGGTACCGTGGATCTCACCAGCGGCGACCTGGTGTCCCGGCGCGGGGTCTCCCTGGAGGTCGCGGCGGGCGAGTTCGCCGCCACGGGGCTGGACCTCGTGTTCCGGGCCGATCGGCGGCTGGCGCCCGAGCCCGGCGCGTTCACGGCCGCGCCCGAGGACACCGGCCTTTTCCACGGTCCCCGGATGTCGGTCGAGGCCGGCGAGTTCGCGCTCTCGGGCGGCGATCTCGTGGCCGGTCGCCACATCACGAGCCCGGTCGAGCCCGGCGAGTTCGCGCTCGCCAGCGTCGCGGCGATCATGCGAGCCACCCGAAGCATCGACCTGTGGCGCGGCGTGCTCGAACTCGGCGCCGGCTCTCTCACCCTCACCCTGGCGCGGTCGATCACCTTTCGCCGGCGGGTCAATCTCGCGGGCGCCTTCGACCTGCGGCGCGAACTCGCCGGCAGCGTCCGGCAGCCGATCCCGGCCAGCTTTCGGCTGCGCTACGTTTTCGCCGCGTCCACGGTCCGCCCCGCAACAGGTGGCGATGTCCCGATGGTCGTGTGTCCCGACGAGACGATCCAGCGAGCCCAGGATGTGATCCTGGAGTTCCTGGTCGCCGGTGGCGCCGGGGCCGCGGCCGCGCAGTGGTACCTGGCGCCCAGCCGCGGCACCGCCGCCGCCAGCCGCCTGCTCACCGTCGTGAGCCCGACGAACGTCACGATCACCGACGTGGGTGCCGACGCCAAGGTCGAGATCCTGATCACCAGCACCCAGACCGAGAGCCTGCCGGTCGGCCGGTTCTTCCATCAGCTCTGGGTCGAGGATGCGCAAGGCCATGACGTGCCCGTGGCCGAGGGCGTGCTGGTCGTCGACGACAGTCTGAAGAACTAGCCCCGCCAGGAGTAAGTCATGGCCACGTTCACGAAGTTCCAGGGATTTGTGGAGGCGCTTGCCGAGAAGAAGCATAATCTCGGCGCCGACACACTGCGGTACTACCTGACCAATACCGCACCCGACGCCGCCGCCGACTTCGTCAAGGCCGATCTCCCGACCGAGATCAGCGCCGGCAACGGCTACACGGCCGGCGGCCCCTCGATCACGATCAGCAGCTCGGCCCAGACCTCGGGTACCTACAAGCTGGTGATCGCCGACGTGACGATCACGGCAGCCGGCGGCTCGATTGGCCCGTTCCGCTACATCGTGCTCTACAACGACACGGCGTCCAACGACGAGCTGATCGGCTACTTCGACTACGGGAGCTCGATCACCCTGCAGGACACCGAGACGTTCACGTTGGACGCGGATGCGACCAACGGCATCCTGACGATCGCCTGAGCCTCAGCCGCAGCCGGGGACAGCCATGGCGATCTTCGACCGGGCCCAGCAGGCCTTCAACGATGCCGTCGACGCCGAGATAGGGGACCGGATCGCCTCGGCCGTGACCCCGATCGAGGAAGTCGCGGCCGGGGCTGCCCGGGATGCGACCGAGGCGTTGGCCGTGGCGCGGGGAGTGCCCGCCGGCCCCCAGGGCGAGCCTGGGGAGCCAGGGCCTATTGGCCCCCAGGGCGAGCCGGGACCGGCCGGCGCCCAGGGCCCGGAGGGGCCGCAGGGCCCGGAGGGGCCGCAGGGCCTGCGTGGGCCGGCCGGTCCCGATGGCGCGCCAGGACCGCAGGGCGAGCGCGGCCCGACCGGCCTGCCCGGTCGCGATGGCCTGGACGGGCTGCCCGGCGCTCGCGGCGAGGTCGGGCCGGCCGGGCCGACGGGCGAGCGTGGGCCGGAGGGTCCGCAGGGCCTCATCGGGTCGCAAGGGGTTCCTGGCCCCGCGGGCCCGGCCGGTCCCCAAGGCTCCGCAGGCCCGGCTGGCACCGTCGGCCCCACTGGCGCCGACGGTGCGCCAGCCACGGTCACGCTCGAGTTCGGACCGGTGACGGCGTTCCCCTACGTGCCCAACGCCGCCGACGCGGTGGGCGGGCAGATCCTGCTGGCGCCGGCGGCCACAGCGCAGGTCATTCTCCCGGCCGGGCTCCACTCGGCTGGTGCGCCTGCCGGGTTCCGGAGCTGGCGCAACGTCGTGTTCCTGATCGAGCCCAACGTCAGCGTGACGTTCATCGCCGGCGTGGGTGCGACCCTGCGGGCGACTGCGGACCTGGCGCCGATCTCGAGCTACGTCGCGACCGGACCGCTGCGCGCGGTGGTCATGCAGACCAACGGCACCGACTGGCGGCTGCTGCGGTGACCCCGCTGGCACGCCAGCTTGTCGGCCGCGACCCGGACATGGCGCGGCTGCTGGTCAATCCGTACAACCGGTGGAGCGCGCATCATCGCCCGCTCGGCCGCGGCATCCGCTACGGCATCCCGCCCGCGACGCTGCAGGCGAGGGTCGCCGATCCGATCTACGTGCCGGGGATCGAGGGGTCGCGCGGCCGGCTGGCGAACGCCACCATGTTCCGCCTGGGCCTCAACAAGCCCGGCGTGAAGCACGCCTATTGGGTCGAGCCCGGGCACCCGATGCGGGAGGTCGAGTTCCAGGCGCTGGCGCCAGGGGGCGGGCAGGGCAACGGCGACGGCCTGCCGGTGACGCTGCGGCTGCCGCCCCAGAACGCGACCACCTTCTACCCGCCCTATGCCGGCAGTCCGACCAACCCGGCCGCCGACGATCGCGACAACGAGATCCTGTTCTTCCCGCGCGGCGGCCTGCAGATCGACATGGCCGACTGCTTCCCGCAGTTCGTCTACGACAGCAAGCGGCCCGGGACGGCCGGCGGCAAGGCGTCGGCTCGATCGCGCCTGAGCTTCGGCCTCGGTGGCCGCGACGTCCGCGACCGGTGGGATGATCCCGGCAGCTGGGGCCCGAGCGCCATGGGCTGGCGGCTCCTGGGCGGGGTGCTGCGGCGCGCCGAGTGCGACGTGTTCTCGGACACGCCGCGGCCGGTCAACCACCTCCTGATCGCGACCGCCACCCGGCACAGCAACGCCGGGGCGCCGGCCAGTGCCCATATCCTGTCGCGCTTCGTCTCCTACCCGGGCTGGGGCACCGATACCCCGCTCCTGGCCGGCGAGAACCTGGGCGACCTGCCCTACGGCTCGATCCTCACGATCCGCGACATCGATCTGGCCCTGCGCGAGCTCCTGGGCCTTAGCCCGTTCGGCAAGGTGCTGTTCGACACCATAGCGGGTTACGGCCTCTGCCTCGCCGACGGCCAGGGCCAGACGGTCGACGGTGGCGGCGTTGTGCAGATGCGGGTCGATTGGGGTTGGGTGCCGGGCTCACCCGAGCATGCGCAGGTCGATGCCGACCTGATCAAGCTGCTGCCGCTGCTCTACCCCGTGTTCAACCCGCGCGGCCATGTCGGCGGCGACGCGCCCGAGATCTGGACCGACGGCCTGCCCTACGTCGGAGGTGGCGGCCCAAGGCTCGCCGGCAGCATCAACACGGCCTGGGATGCCTGACCGGCCGAGCTAGGCGAAGATGTCCAGGTGGTCGATCGGCAGGTGCCCCAGCACGTTGCTGAGCTCGATCGCGTCGTTCTCGACCCGGATCGTGAGCGCGCCTCGTGTCGGGTCGTAGACGACGTCGAGCCCGCCACCATCGCCGTCGGCGTCGGTCAGGGCACCATCATCGTTGGTGTCGAGCCAGTCCTTGGCCGTGGCGTCATCGGCCATCAGGGTGCCGTCCTCGTAGTAGATCGAGAGGCTCAGCCGCTCGCCCGGCGTGTAGTCGGCCCACAGGACCGTCATGCCGTCGGCGCCGACCCGGAACGCCATGTCGACCTGATCGGCGCCCTCGTTGCCGTAGATCACGGTCGGGCCCTGCATGTCCTCGAGGGTGAAGCTGGGGTGCAGGCTGCCGTCGCTGGCCTGCGATTGCCACCCGAAGTCGTCCCACTCGCCGGTCGAGATCACGTCGTCGCCGGCGCCGGCCTCGGTCACGCCATGGCAGAGCACGATCGTGTCGTTGCCATCCCCGCCATAGACCAGGGAGAAGTTCTGCCCGGCCACGATCAGGTCGTCGCCGCGCCCGCCGTCGATGAAGGCATAGCCGTTGCCGGCGCTGAGGCTGTCCTGGCCGTCCTTGCCCCAGAGCTCGTCGTAGCCGGCGCCTCCGTCGATCGCGTCAGCACCCAGCCCGCCATAAAGCCGGTCATTGCCGCCAAACCCGAAGATCACGTCGTCCCCGGCCTTGCCCGCGATGAGCTCTCCGGCCTCGGTGCCGAGCAGGGTGTCGGCCCTGGCGGTGCCCTGGATGGCCATGTGTGCGCTCCCCGTTGGTTAGGCGGGCATCATGCGCCGGATGCGGGGCCGAGGCTTGTGGGAAAACGCACACGGCGCGGGCACAGTTCCGCGGCTGACTGGACGGGCTGCTGTGCCGCCGGACGCTCCGCTGCCGGCGTCGCTCTGTTCGCTTGATGCGTTAGACGCGCTGCCGGAAAGTCAGGGATCGCCTGACTTCCGGGCTTCCCGCCGCGATCTCTGCCCGGTTTTCAAGACCGCTCCGTTAAACCAAGCTCCGGCACCCATCCTGGCCTGAAACCCGCACATACGCTCGGTTCGGTCAGCTTTCAACCTGTGCCGAACCGCTGCCGCCTGTGCCGTGTTCTGTGCCGGTGCGTTCCGGGGGCAGCGGCCCGGGATAGAGCTTCTCCCATCCCGCCGGCGGGGGCTTGGAATGCTGCAGGTAGCAGCCCTGGTGGCCGCCGGCGCTGAGCATGTTGGCCATTAGCCCCAGCTCGTCGGCGGCGTCGGCGCGGCCCTGGTCGCGCAGCTCGTCCGAGCGCCGGCGCAGGAACAGGATGGCGTCGGCCCGCTCGAGGCATCGGTCCGCGCTCAGACCGTCCCATTCGGCCGGCCAGTGGACGATCAGGTCGGGTGCCCTACCCATTCTCGTCCCCCTCGCGATCGGTTGCGCGCTGCTCATCTTCGGAGATCACGGCTTATCCGCCTTAGCGGCCGCCTCGCGGGCCTTGGCGGCGGCCATGGCATCCTTCCACTCCTGGGTGTCGCGGTGCCAGCTGGGCTGGCCGGTAGCCCGGTCGTAGGTGGACATGGCGCCCAGGATCTCGAGCGCCCAGACCGAGAGCCGATCCAGAGGCAGGTCGGGCAGCTTGCCCTCGCCGTCCTGCACGATAACGCCGCGCTGCATGAAAGAATCCATGATCACCTGGTCGAGCGACGGCCTGGGCCAGGGCTGCCTGATCCATTCGGGCTTGGGCTCAGCGTTGCGCGATTGGAAGGTGACCTCGGAGTCCCCCGCGTCGAAGTCCTCGCCCGGTCCCCGTGGATACAGGTGGGGCTGCCAGTCCATGTCCCCCGCAGCCAGGGGCGGTGGGTGCTCCCGCTGGATCTCCGCCCTCGCCGGGATCGAGCACTTGATCGGGTGGTTGATCGGGCCCGGATCGGGGTCGACCCGCCCATGCCCTTCCAGGATGGGCATCGGCCAGCCGGGCACCGGCTCGATCCAGGTTCTCGCGTCCGGCATCGTGAACCTGCTGCCGTAGGGCGCCATCCCCTTGATCTTGAGGGTCTTCAGCGGCCGGAGCGAGGGGCGCAGCTCGAGCCAGGCCGCCTCGATGTCGATCCACTCCGGGCACGGGTCGGGGTAGAGCTCCACCTTGAGCTCGCGCGGCAGCTCGCAGGTGAGGTAGGCCTCGTCCGGCTTTTTCGGCCGGCCGACGAGCTCGATCGGGATCCGGACGCCGAAGTAGGCGATCTTGTCGACCAGCTTGCGCCCGGCTTCGTTGTCGGCGAAGCGGGTCAGCCACCGGCCCACGTCGTCGAGGTCGATCGAGAGGATCTCGATCAGGCCGGACGGGTGCGGAGGTTCGGTCATGTGGTGGTCGCTCCGGTTAGGCCCCGGCCGCCAGGCGCTTGGCCGTGACGGCTTCCTCGGGCGTGAGGAAGTCGAGGTAGATCTCGGTGGTGGCGATGGTGCTGTGGCCCAGGATCTGCTGCAGGGCGTAGATCGAGCCGCCGTCGCGCAGGTAGCGGACCGCGAACAGGTGGCGCAGATCGTGGGTGCGGAACGGGACGCCGGCGGCCTTCCTGAGCTGGTGCAGGTAGCTGGCGAGGTTGTGGTAGCGGTCGGCACCGCCGTCGCGGGTCGGGTGCCAGAACACGAACGGGCAGCCCAGCCGCCGCGGTGTGCCGTGAAGTGTGCCGAGTGCCGCTGCCGTGAGCGGCACCGCCCGGGCCCGGCCGGTCTTGCTGCGCTCGACCTGGAGCGCTGCCCGGGCCAGGTCGACCTGGCGCCAGGTGAGGCCGGCCGCCTCCTCGAGGCGCAGGCCCGTCTGCTCGAGCAGGCGGACCAGCGGCCGCAGGCGGGCGGGCAGGGCGGCCTGCAGCTGCTCGACCTGGTCCTCGGTCGGCAGCACGATCGGGTCGCGGCGCTCGCGGATCAGGCCGCGGTCATAGGCGCGGGCCGGGTTGGCCGGGAGCCAGCCCCAGCCCACGGCCGCCTGGAGCACGGCCGAGACGGCGGTGAGGTCGCGGCGGCGGGTGGCGTTGGTGATGCCGGGGCGGCCCGCGATGCGCGCCAGCACCCTGCGGTCGATCTCGTCGAGGTGGAGCGGGGCCAGGACGTCGCCGGCGACCTTGAGGCTCGACATGTAGCGGCGCAGCGTGGCCGGGCGCAGCGCCTGGGGTGCGACCTCGGCATGCCAACGCAGGGCGGCCTCCGCCCACAGGCGGCGCTCGTCGCCCCAGGCGGCGCGGCCGAGCCGATCGAGCTCTAGCCTGGCCCGCTCCTGGGCGAGCTTCCGAACACCCGTGCGTAGGCTTCGGCGATGCTCGCGACCGGCGATGGTGACCCGGAGCCACCAGACCTGGCCGCGCCGGTAGAGATGGTCCGGCACCGCGCTGCCCTCCCTTCCGCATCCTCGATCCACCGTAGCACCGCCTCGCGGCGGAATGTCCAGACCCGGCCGAGCCGGGCCGCACTCGGGATCTCGCCACGGGCCGCCATCTGCTGCACCCCGCGCTCGCCCAGCCCGGTGAGTGCGACGACGTCGGCGACGCGGATGCGGGTCACCATCGCGGTGCGGCGTCCCACTCGGCGCGGTCCTGGTCGATCGGGTCGGCTACAAGCGCCCGATCTTCGGCGGCGGGGCGCAGGAAGAGAAACTCAGGGCCACCGGCTAGTGCGCATAGGGCAATCGCGGGCAGCGTGCGTGACGCCGGCCCCGCGCGCTGCTCGGGCTCCTGCACCGGCTCCAGCTCGATCGTCCAGTCCTGCGGCAGGGGCACCAGGTCGGCGTCGACCGCAGGGACGGCGGCGAGCACGGCCTGGTGCAGCCGATCGTTCAGCGCGACCTCGGCCTGCTCAAAGAGCCGGGTGCGCTCGGTGGCCGGGTGCACGGGCTCGGCATCCGCGCCGATCCAGCACAGCACGATCTCGATCGCCGTGGCGCCGATCGCGGCTTGCTGCGCGGGCGACAGCTTCGCCCACTCGGCCGAGCCGGAGAGGAAGGGGGCGGTCATCTGCCGACCTCGGTTCCGTCGAGCCACGCGAACTGAGCGAGCGGGAAGTGCGCCCCGCAAGCGACGCAGAACGTCCCGCTGTAGAACTGAGGGTCACGCGCATAGGTCTCGGCGATCGCCTGTCCCATCCTGGTCTCGGTCCCGCAGGTGCGGTGCCGGTAGGAGTGACGGAGGGGGCGGACGAAGCCCTTGGCTCGCTCGTCGGCCGAGAGCACGACGTAGCCCTTTTGTTGGCCGTCGGGGCGCAGCTCGCGGTGGTCGGGGGTGACGGGCGAGCCGTCCGTCAGGGTGGTGCGAGGGCGCTCTGTCACAGCTTGCTCCTAACCTCGAGCACGAACATCCGGGTCTCTTGGTCGATTCGCATCGTCATGATCTGGCCGGCGTTGGCGTCGACCTCAGCGACAGGGATTTCGACGCGGCCGCCGGCGGAGCGGACCAGAGCCAGAAGCACCTGCTCCTTGAGCACCGGCAGCATGCGCTGCAGCTCGGCCTTCGCCCGGTCCGCGCTCACGCCCGCGCCCTCAGCCCGCGCATCCGCTCCTCGCGGTCGAGGATCGCCTGGGCCTTGTCGATCAGCTCCTGGGTGGCGATCAGCTTGCCGTTCACCTTCCAGCCGTTGCGCTGCTCCATCACGGAGTAGTCGCGGCGGCGGAGTTCGACAGCCGCGTTCTTGGCCGTCATGGGTGCGGGGTCGTTCAGCTGGGCGAGGACCTGGACGTCGGAGACCAGGGGCGCGCGCGGGGCGGCGGTGGGCGGTGACGGTGGGGTTGGCGCGGGAGCCGGGTCCACGGCTGGCAGCTCGGATGCGGGCTCGACCACGGTCACCGGCTCGGGCTCTGCCACCGGTTCGAGCTCGGGCTCAGGCTCCACCGGCCGCGCCACCTGGGCGGCCATGCGGGCGTAGACTCTGCTGCGCGCGGTATCGACAGCTGAGCCGAAGCGACCTGATTCCGCTACCTGGGCGTCGGCGAGATCCGGCCGCACCATCTTGGGCGGGCCGAGGTGCAAGGCATCGCCATGGATCACGCCGTTGCGGATCAGGCCGTAGATGGCCCCGAAGCTGACTCCCAGCATAGCGCCGTAGGTCTGGCAGTCGACGAAGCCCTCGGGCGCGGGGGAGGCGGGCTCTGCCGCAGGTTGCTCAGCGGGCTCCGCAACCGGATCCGAAACCTCGCCCTGTTTGACAACCGGATCGGCCGAAGCGGAAACCTCGACCGTCCCTGGGTCAACCGGATCGGCCGCAATGGAAACCTCTGAGGCCGAGACGGGAACCTCTGCGGGCGGGTCCTCCCACGGGGCGGGCAAGGTATGTGCGTCACACACATCCCTGGGCTCGAGATCGGCCGCAGGCGTCGGATCACCCCAGGCCCGCCCAAACGCCGCGTCGAGATCCTCGGCTGTGGCTTCCGGTCCGAGGTAGCCGGGCTCGGCCAGACCGACAGCCTCCTCGGGCTCGACGAACCCGCGCTCGACCAGATCGGCCACGAACTGCCGCTCGACCGTCGCCGGCGGAATAGGATCGGAATAAATCTCGCCGTTCTGCCCAGGCTCGGCGGCGGCCTCCGGCATAATTTCCGGCATATTTGGCGCCGGTTCCGGCGTGCCCACTGCGACCGGGAAATCCGCCAAGCCCGGCACCACGAACAGGTCGGGCGCCACCTCGAACAGCGCGCGGCGGTAGCCCTCCAGGGCGACCTGGGCGGACTCCCACCGCCGGAACGCATCCTCGCGCTGGGCGACCGCCGCGGTGATTGCCTGGAGCAGCTCGACCGAGCGGGGCATGGCCGGGGGGTGGTCCATTTTATGGGGAACTATATACTTCACTCCCCGACATCCTTTTTAGCCTTCCGTTCCTCGCGTTCGATCTTCTTCGCCACCTTCGCAGCGGCCTCGCCTTTGCCCTTGGGGCGGTAGGCCAGAACGTGCGTCGTGAAGGCGTCGAGGGCTTTCAAAATCTCGGTCATGCGATCAAGTCCTTGTAGGTCAGACGCGGGCCGGTAGCGGCCATGAGAAGGCTGGTGATCCGGTCGAGCGTGTGGTGCTTCACGTCGCCGTCGTTGAGCCGGAAAGTGAACTCGCTAACGTAGCGGTCCAGATGCTTCGCGCTGGCACTGTGATAGACGCCGTGGAGGCCGCGCTTCATCACTGCCCAGACGCTTTCGATGCTGTTTGTGGTCACGCCGTCGCGGACGTATTCGCCCTGCCCATGGGCGACCGTCTCGTGCCGATAGAACAGCCCATCGAGCCCGAGGTAGCCGCCATGCTCGTCGGTATGGAGCGTAGAGCCCGGCTCGACGTGGCCGTGAACGGCGCGGTGGAGCGTGTTGGCGGACGTGTTCGGGATCACACCGGCCTTCGTCCGACCGCCCTTCTCGCGCATCCCCAGCACCGCAGTCTTGCCGACCGCACCGCGCCCAGCGTTAAGCTTCTTGCCCTTGTGCTTGTTGGCTTCCTTACCGCCAACATACATCTCGTCGATCTCGACGAAGCCGCGCAGGACGGTCGGATCGTTCCCGCAGGCTTCGCGGAGCCGCTGAAGCATGAACCACGCGGACTTTTGCGTGACCCCGATCTGCTTCGCCAGTTGAAGGCTGGAAATGCCCTTCCGGGCCGTGACCAGCAGATACATGGCGTAGAGCCACTTGTGCAGCGGGATATGGCTGCGCTCGAAGATGGTCGCGGTGCGAACGGTGAAGTCCGTCTTGCAGGCATTGCAGCGGTAGAAGCCGCCCTTGCGCGTGGTGATCCGCTTGGCCTCGTCGCAGGCCGGGCAGACGGCGCCGTCAGGCCACCGCTTACCCTCCATGTAGACCCGCGCGGCTTCCGCGTCGGGGAACATTTGGAAAAGCTCGAACGTGGAGATCGTGGACTTGCTCATTGCCCATGCATCTTCTGTTCGAGGAAGAAAAGGCTGTTCTGGATGCCTTGAGAGGCATCGCCGCCGTCCATGGCATCTGCGATGCGCTTAAGGCTGACGGCGATTGAGGTAAGCGCGGCATCCGAGATACACGTGGTGACAGTCTTCGCCTCGCGCTCGAACCGACCGTCCAATTCGTGCGGCTTGCTGAGCATGTCGGACAGCGGATCGGGATGAGGGCCGCTCACAGGTCATACTCCGAAGTCACGCCGGTTAGCGAGAACTCGCGCTCCAAGTGATGTAGTTCGGCCTTCAAATCCTCGATGTCGTCGAGGGTGTATGAAGGGTCACCTCGCGCCTCGTCCAGATGGACGCGAGCGGCCTCGATCTCCAAGGCGAGGGCGCGAGCGCGGCGGTAGTTGGGGCGAAGAACGCTATGCATGTCGGGCTCCTTTCAGGAGGTCATAGAGGCGGGGAGTTCGCGGGAGGCGAAGCCGAAGAACCGGGCGCGCTCATGTTGAGACCGCCAGTCATCGTAGGCGGCCCATTCAAGCGAGCCATCCGCCATGTAGCGGAAGACGCGACGGGTTAGGCCCTTGCGAAGCACAGGCTCAACCATGACGGTTGAGCCATTGGGGCCGATTTCAAGCGTGACGGCCATTAGACCGCCTCCGCCCAGAC